CAAATGCACTTACCGACCTGTATAATAAATCAAGCCTGCGACAACTAAAGAATATTACCGTCAATCTTTGCATATTGTTTTCTATTCTGAATCAACTCCGTTATCCTTAACTGCTCCGAGGTGTTAATAGTACCGTCACAAATAGGATTCAGGTCATTGTAAAGGTACAAAATCTTATCAATAAATCTCACATGACCGTCTGCCATTTCAATCATAGGATACATAAAAGCCAAATCCCATGCTACTTTAAAATACTGCCCGTCGTCGCCTCGCAAATCCTTATCTTCAATCCTATCCCATAAAGACTTCCGGAAAGTCCTCAGATGAGATGTTACCCAGTACCCGCTCCTGCGATACTCAGCCGGTGTGGTCTGTGCATCTACCAACCACCCCTCCTCACATGGAACCCTCATCTTATCAAAAGCCTGACAGGTATTTTTATACTTTCCTGATACCGGAAGAAAAGAGCCGTAAGTCATCCATACGTCATTTGTATAAAGAGAGTCAAGATGTGATAACACTTTATCATCTGCCAGCCGGTCATCACCGTCAACGGTTACAATAATATCCTCACCTATTAACTTAATGCCCCTGACAATGTTTTCCAAAGCACCAAGCCTCTTTCTGTTCGTTATGGCAAATACAGGATATTCCTTAATTACCCCCCACGTGTCGTCTGTTGAACAGTCGTTAATGACCAAAACATCATAGTTCAAATAATCCTGAGATAATATAGACTCTATACACCCCCCGATCCACTTCTCGGAGTTATAGACCGGCACTATAATATTAAACTTGTTCACTTATTAATTTTCTCCAGTAGCCAAAATCCATCTTATCAAGGTTCCACTTAACCACCGCCATACGTTTGTACTCATTGAACAGAAACATATCCGTAAGCTCCTCCCAGTCATCAATAAACAATATCGGCAAATCGGTATAAAATTGATTATTTATATTGCGGACACAAATAGGGATAGTTTTCATATAAAGACACTCCCAAACTCGGTGTGTGTCTATTCCGTTACCCTCAGGACAAACAACAAAAGGATGGTTATATATATTATCCAGGTAGTTATCAAAGCCCTGCCCATTAGCACCATTATGCGCTGTTACCCACCCTTTGCCCTTCAGTACATCGTATGGCCTCTGCCTCTTTGCAGGGTTTGTCTTAATGTTATGATTGAGATAAAGAAGATTCTTAAAATCCTTTTTGTGGAGCAGTTTCTTTATCATTTTTTCCTTCTTATCTTTCAGCCAGAAATCATTCTCTATTCCTATCGGTATTGATTTAACTCTCTCATGCTGAATGTTCACGTTTGTAGTGTACCACATCAGGCAGTTATCCGGTGGCTCAATATCTGCGGGTGTATCAGCATTATGAGTGATAAGGATATATTTCTTTTTTATATTTTGAAAAGCGTAGTCTGCAAAAAACGTATGAGTGTATATTATATCGCCGTCAACCAACAACCGGCTATCCAAAGTACTTACCATATACCGATAGTCATTGTGAGTAAAGTTATTCAGCTCCGTCCCTGGCGGCGGTGCATACTGAAACTTCGCTATCGTACGATACTTATTGCCCTGAATAAAGTCATTCATATAAGTCAATTATCTTTTTTATCCCTTCCTCCAAAGACGTCTCAGGCTCCCAGTATCTCAGAATATCAGTCCCCGGCTCTTGCAGGACACTCCGCTGAACATCGTCTATCTCATCACCCAAAAGAACCGGGCAATCATTAAAATAAGACGCTACAATCCCTGCCACATCTTTAATCTTCACCCACAGAAAACTTGATACATCAAACTGCCTGTCTTTTATCTCATCAAACCGCTCCATTATGATATTTATACACCGGCAACAATCATCTACATATAAAAACTGTCTAAGCTCCTCCCCTGTCGTACACATCTGAATGAAGTTATTTTCTTTCGCCATCTTGATAAAATTAATTATAGCGTACGACTTCTCTCCGTTCCACTTAGCACCATATACATTCCAGAATTTAATTACCTTGCCATTTAAAGCATTAGTATATTTCTCCCCGATGCGCTTTAGTGTTCCATAACTGCTGTGGTTCATCCCCGACATCTGACTTGAGATGAATATAAACGGGACACTGAATCTGCTCAGACTATCAAAAGTATGATTCATGATCTTTATGTTATTTGAAATGAACCTGTAAGTATCCTGATTCTTTTTTAAATAAACAGCCCCCCCTACGTCAAAGGCAAGAAAAAATACAAAATCAACCCCTGGTATTATTTCATCCAACACACCGGGAATGCGCAAGTCTTGCATTGGATTTAAATGGTAATCAAACTCTATCACGTCATTATTCAATTCTCTTAGATAAGACGTTAATCGTGTTCCTATGTGCCCTGCCGAACCTAATATAATTATCTTCATAGTTATTAATGGAATAGATGAATATTGTGCTGGATTACTAACTGATCATAAGGCGAGTTAGGAAAGTCCCCCCTCTCATTAATGCTATACTGTGAAGGGTCTCTGTAAATTTCCCTTCCATATTTAGTACACAATAACGAGAACACAGACTGGTCAAAGAGATGGTATTTGAAATCTGGCAAATTAGGCTGACCGCAAACATTCATGTCATCCGTCACAATACGTGAATCAGTCATATACGTCTGCCATTCTGTTAAGAAAGCCATATTTCCGGGTGTTTTCATCCATGAAGATATGGCAGCATTAACGCACCTGGTATGCCAATATAAAGGACTATCTAAACCCATTAAAATAAAAGTATCCCTCTTTGTATAAATAGAATGATAATGAAGCCTCTCCGGCGTCTTTGATACTGCAAATATCATGCTCTTGTTCTTGTCTAATTGGGTGATCTCAAATAATGGGTCAAGGTTATTCACAACTCTCATCCCCGCATCTATATATAAAACAATATCACCGTCCTCGCATAGCCTCATTGTTTCCAAAATTATGTAAGGCTTCCAAATCCAATAACTAGCCGTCCTTGTTTTGCGTGTCGCATTGTCATTAATGGGCCTTGACACTATACCCCAGTTTTCAATAAAAAATACAGAGTCTTTAAGATCATCATACGTATATTTCACAAACTCATCAACCATACCCGTCTCAATAGATGACCTTTTAAGTATATCAAGATTTTCGTAATATCCTTTAGTACCGTATGATGTCACATATTTTCTCATGTATAGCTTTTAATTTCATCCAGAATATCGGTGCGCCCGTTGGTTGCCGCCTCGTTTATCTTCTTATCTATTGCCGACTTCAATAGACTCCTTTGCTTTGCCAGCCGTATGTTGTCCCCGCTCAGTTTAACAATCAGGTCTATATCTTCTTTTGACCTCTTTGCTTTATTGTCAAGTTCGGCTGTCTTATCCAGTAATTTAAAGAGTTTCATGTTTACTGTTATCAGCTTGTCAATTAATTCACTAATTGTTTCCATAATTAAATTATGTTCCAGTTAAGCCTCAAAATCATCTGATCAAACGGCGCAGGTCTTACATATCTATGTAGGTTCAAGCTGTTATGTATTATATTCATCAGGTCAACAAATGCAACCAGCCCTGTTGTAAAAATATGTACCTCCTTAGATTTCTCAATCAGATAAAGTGTGTCTAATATACTTACATTCTTCAGTTCAACTAAATGAATAATCCTGATGTCGGGGATATATCTTCTGTCAATCATAAAACCCCTGGCAGGATCATCATGCAGAAAAACATATTCTTCATCGTCTTTTAACCCTAAATCATAAAATATATCCTTTTCTTTTTTCAGGTCACGTTCAAAGTAGAAATTGTCCCACATCAGATTTAAGGGTAGATTCATCCGGTCATAAAAGAACCTGACAAATGATATAGTAGGGTCTTCTTTGATAACATCAGCATATTCCTGCCATCCGAGATACAGAACGTCTTTGTATGTTTTGGGATCATCAGTATTGATTTGAACATTTTTTATACTGCTATAAAGCCTTCTTATATTCTCAATATGAAGATCGGAACAATGCTTCATGACGAAAAGTATTATATTATCATATCTTTTAGATAGCTCCTTAATCAAGCCATAACAGATAACATAATCTCCGAAACCGTAATGAGTACAAATAAAAAGATCATTCATAAATCTTCCGTATAAATATGTTCTGCCCTAAACTCTTTTTTATGCCTCAATTCTTTAAAAAGTGCCGCATTCCTATTGTACTTGTTCTCATTAAACTCAAAGGCCTTATTGTCGTAATGGTACTGATGAAATACAAATGGCGAGTCAATGATACGAACATCCAATCCCAAACAGCGTACCTGATGAATGAAATAGTTATCTTCATAACCAAGCCCCTCAGAAAACCTCTCATCAAAGCCGTTAATCTTTTTAAGATTGTCCATAGTTATAGCACAACAAAAATGAAGTGCTTCGGGCCGGTAAATAGAATGATTGTACCATGCACTGTCGCCATTGCTGACAGCTATCCGATTATTAAGACTTCTTAAATCTACGTCCTGCCCTTTCCCTAGAGAGTAACAAGCAAATGAAAGATAATTATTTTGACTCAGATGCCTCTTTACATATCCTACTATGTCGCCACTATGATAACACTCTGCATTCTGAATTATTACACTCGTAGCACCACCTTTTAATGCCTGAATAAATCCGAAGTTAAACACGGGGGCGGGGGCAAACCATTTCTTTTCGTTCAATCGTAGAATAGTTATCTCAAAAGGATAAGATTGGAGATTCAGCTCTTCAGGTGAATTGTCGTCAACTATAACAACATTAAAATCCGCCGGGTCATACTGAAGAAAAGAATCTAGTGTTTTAAGCAGTTGTGAGAGGCGGTTATAATATGTGGCCACAATAGTTATCATCCAACGCAATATAAATTAATTAGCTTTATATTCCTAAATTATTTATTAACAGTAACAACTCGGGCAAATCTTCATTCCTTTGACTGATGACTGGAATGGCTGATTGCAGTGATCACATTTGCACTGGTACATCTTTGGTTCATCCGTAGGCTGTGGCTGATTCTCTGCAACTATCTTCTTCAAACAGTCAATACAAAACGAATGACAATATGTTTCTTTGTCGCAGTTGTCACATATTGAGGGCTTGTCCTCTTGCAGGGATTCAAGCTCAGTGGCAATAGATTCAATATGAACATTAAGTACCTTGTACCAATAAAGATGCTTTTTCAGCACTTCAACAATCTGTTCTTTTTTCATGTCTGGTTATTTAATGTCAATTCCTGTGAGTCCTATTGATTCCAGTAATTCTTTCCCTGTTTTGAACTCTTCTCCTTTTGGGGTGTTCTCAAAATAATAAAAGGTTTCAGCCTTGCCAAAATTACCGTAAGTTCCTTTTCGCTTCTTTGTCTTGGTCTCACTGTAAAACTCACGTCCATTGATAAGATTACCCGGTGCAATGATTGTATGTTTGCGCTTCATTAGGTGCGCCGTATCAAATGCCATGTGCATTATCATTTCAGATTTTATATTAACTTCTTTCATGTCTGGTTATTTAAACTTTTGCGGGGGTTAATAATTCCAATTTACATTACCTGCGAAATCAATGGGTTCAATGGGTTCGTCAGAATATATGTAATAGTAACACTCTGTATAACTGCCCTGAAATTGTAATGTTCCTTTCTCATCAACAACCTTATATTGTGTTACTACCGTTCCCTGCCCGTCATAAACAGGCTCAATTCTTAATTTTCCGTCACTAGTTACACTCATCTTATCTCTGTATTAAGTTTTACTATTTACTTTTGCGGGTTAATTGCCCTCTCCTCCCTTGCACTGTCATCATTCAATAAGTCGTGCATGGTTGCTGATTTGCGGGAATTAAGGTATTCGTCAACCGCATCCGGTATTTCATCATCAAGCATTGTTTCTGTATTTACAGTCGTTGCAAACCTTATCAGTTCATCCCTCAATGTCACCCCCTCTGCTTTGTCAGGAGTTACTGATTGGAGAGTGGCAATTTCAGATAGCAATAAATTAACTGAAGGGATGTTAAAAAACTCTTGTGATTTGGAAAGAGCAACTAATCTTCTGTATTCATTTATCAAACATTTCATCTTCTCAATGATTAAATCCTTATTGCCCTGAGATTGAGAGGCAAAATCTTTCATCAATATAACCGCATGAATAGGAGTAATGTGATCACCTAATTCAGTTGCCTCTTCAGCCGTCATGCCTCCATTACGTTCTGCATAAAACTCGTCTGCTGTTTTCATATTATTGGTTTTTAGGTTTACGTTCAAATTCAAATGCTTTATTGAATATCTGAATCCTGCTAAATCCGTTATAATAGTAGAAATCAAATATCTTCTTTATCCTGAAGTGAAAGTAATGTCCGCTTATAGTTTTCATTTGTCTTTACGTTCAAACTTAGTTATCCGTTCCCTCATTACCGGGAACGCTTTGCCCTCATCCCTGAGCCAAATCTTATCATCTTCAACCCTAGTAACTTCATACAACCCGCTGATGAAATGATGTGACCATTCGTTATGGCTCTCTTTGCCGTTACCGGTAGTAGCTTCAAAGTACCCAAACTCATTCAACTGTATATCTATCATCTATTCTTTAATTGACAGAATTTCTATCCCTGTTTGTTTGCCGGCAAAATTTAGATTCTAATCTTATTCTTTGAAAGTGAATGATTATAAACTTCCTCAATCATAGAAATATATTGTTTTGTGGTATGACATTTTACAAAGGCTCTCGGATTGCCGGAAATTTTCTCAATTAATATCTCTTGCTTATAGTTTTCTGTATTCATTGTTTTACTAATAGCCAGAGGGAATCGGCTATCCCAAACAAACGTATATTGAAATTGCTTGTTCAATAAAGTGCATATTTCACAAACAGCAATAGCATGATTAATATTTAATACATCTAAATATCCCTCTTTAAGTTGTGGCAAATCTCTCCGGCCTTCACTATTACTAAGGGTCAATAATGCACTTATTGACATGTCAGGATATTTATTTATAAGATGACTTAATTGCATAAACTGATTAACTTTTTCAATAGTGTAAAAATTAATATAATCCATTGCCGTCCAGTTTTTCTGATAACTATTAAGCCGTGAAATATCTTTCCGGTCAACCGATGCAATTATATAATATATTTCAGTATTCAGATATTTTGCTGCCGATAACCTATGCTGTCCATCTATAACAAACATATCTTTATTTACAAGTATCGGATTAACTGATAATAAATTTTTAGCTTCAATGGCATGTATTAATTTATTTACATGTTTCTGATCTACCTCCCGGTTTGATGCAACCTCTTTGAATATTGCAAAATCTTTGGTTTTTTTAATTTCTACTTCCATGGTTTATATCTTTAATTGTAATCATTCCCCGAAAAAGAAAAGAAAGAAAACGGCAAAAGAAAGAAAAGAAAAAGAAGTCCCCAAAGAAAAATATCTTTTGCCTATACTGGCAATTGCCTGATCCAAGCAACGCCGTTTTGCAAGGTTTGTCTTATTTGACCTTACAAACTTAATATCGTAAATCTTAAAATATAGTAGCATAAATACCTCTTTTGAATAAGTATAAATACTTATTTTAAAATGGCCTATTCAACTCAAATAAATGAAATACCAGCCCGCCGTTAAGCATTTGAAATGTTCCGATATATGATTCTGAATGAGTTATTGTCATTCCTGTACCATATAAATAGAATCTTCTTTCTACCATTTCTTCATCAGGATTAACTAACGCCCAGATATAAGGTTCTGATTTTTGCATTTGTACGGTTAATACCTTTGCACTCATTGGCATTTTAATGACTATCTCATCATTAACAGGAATCGGATATTTATATATTTTCATATTGGTTAATTTTGTGGTTTATAAATCTCTCATCACTTTTTGATAATAATCGCACCACGTCATCCCGTCATGCTGTTTTCCCGTCCCGAACCACAACCTTATAGCCTTGTCAGGATAGTACTTAGGATTCTTAGCCCCCTGAATAATGTACCAAATTTCTACACTCTTTGCCGGGTCATAGGCATCATTCCACGTGTACCGGGTATCGCTGTATTTATTTACCTCATTGATCATCACGGGTAATATTTGCAAAATGCCCCGTGCTTTAGTGTACGGATTAACAGCATCAGCATTATAGTTGCTTTCAAAGCGTATAATCGCCCTAAGAAACGGGTCTGATACGTTGTAGATATATAGTACCTCTCCCGCCGGTACGTCTGCCCTGCCATTGTCCGGGGCTGTCAGGGTTAGGTTTATCAGTATCAAAAAAATTGTTATCAACATCTTTTTCATCTCCACATTATTCGTTCATACTAGCAATCTTTTTAAATTGCGTTTCTCATCAGTCCCCCTTGTTTTTGCAAATTTACAAAGAATTAATGACAGGCATCCTGACACCCCGTCTCATCATTTCAACTGCAAAGTAATTCAGCTTCATGCCTCCCTGCCCATGAAGTCCCTTTTTGATGTTTGTCAGCTCCCTCCGGTAACTGTCTATTTGCGCCCGCTTAGTCTTATCGGTGTCATAATAGTTTTGAATAGCCTTGCAGGAATTGAATATGGTGCATCTGTCCTGCCCGAAGTATGAGGCGATCTCTTCCTTTTTGCCCACATCAAACTCCAAGCAAAACGACTGGATCAACTGCCTTGTATAGACTATCTCTTTCTTTCGGGTGTGGGCGAGCACCTGCTCAAATGGCACGTGCTCCCGAAAACAAATCAACTTACAAATCTCTTTAAACATATCAGAATAATATTGGATGTGATTTACTTATTTCCGTTTTAGCATAACCGAGATCATTAATTTCATTTTCCTTTTGTTGCCATTCATTAATTAATTCGGTAGCTTCTTTATAGAAATTCTTTTTTATCTCAAATCCATAGGATTTTCTGCCAAGCTTCAGGGCTGCCAATAATGTAGTTCCGCTCCCGGCCACGGGGTCAATAACAACATCCCCTTTGTCTGTAAATACTTCAATAAGTTGTTTTAATAAAGGAACTGATTTCTGAGTAGGATGAATCTTCCTCGTTTCATTATCCCTCTCTACATCAAAACAGTTAAATATCATTTTACCATTGTTATTAAACTTGGGTAGTTTTTCACGGAATAAGATTAATCCATATTCACAATTTCCAACAACTCGCATATTAGCTTTTAAAACTTGTGCAGAAAAATTCTTTCTGAAAACCAGATTAATGTAGTTGTTTAGTCCGTATTCTTTTGCCAAGTTTATTAAATAGAATTGCTGTTCAAACTCACAAAACACAATCATACACGGAGCCTTGCCTCTTTCTTTCGGTTCTTTAATAAGCATGGTTGAGCAGAAGTGCATAAATTCCTTAACCCTAAAATCCTTATCCGTATCAAAAAACTCCTTACCAGCCAGTTTACTCTCTCCGTTCTTATTGTCTCCGTCAATATACCATGCAGGATTTGAGCCATAAGCGTTTATTCCGACATTATACGGTATGTCTGCAATTATCAGTTGCGCCTTTGGTATAGCATAAACTTTATAATTCTGAAAGTGATCGTTAAATAAATTATATTCCATATCAAAAATGTTTAATGTCGCTCATCTTATTATCGGGTCACAGTTAATAAATTAAAACGGTGCTTCATCTTTGTCCGTTTCATAAAAGTTAATTGAAATATTCTTACTTGGACCGCTCTTGACATCTAGCGGATTAGGTATTTCTGTTTGTTCATTCATCTCATAATAACGCATCGCTCCTCTTTTGAATCGCATCTGAACAGTCCCCGGAGTGCCGCAAAGTTTCTGTTTCTTAATCTTCTGGCTGGTAAATTCCACATCCCGCCTCTCATAATCCGAAGTATAATAAGGTCTGTAAGTACACAGAACATTATCACATTTGTTGCTCCACATAGCACCACCGGAAAGATCATAAACATTTGGCTTCTCATAATCACCGTTGCTGTTTTTACTAAGCGACCCCCGTGGATGCGCAATGATAACCATAAAGATTTGATATTGTTGTGCAAGTCTTTTCTGCTGACTTAAAAATGCACTCAAATACAAATCTTCACGTCCGCCGTTTTTCTTAATGTCGGTGTCAAGTTGATTATAAGGATCAATAACACAACCATCAACTTTGTGCTTTTTAATCAGTTCTACAAACCGGGTATTGATATAATCAGGTGACGGGCTTTCGTTCTCAGGATAGATATAAAAGAAATGTTCTTTAATAAAATCCATTCCTTTAACGTACTCTGTTTCCGGCATCTGATTTGCAAACCCATACTGAGTATTCTCTCCGATATACATATGGATCAGATCATCATAAAAATCATCAGGGGGATCTTGTTCAGGGGAAAAGAAAGCATATTTATAACCTTCAAAAACAGCTTTCATCAAACAGAGTTGCATTATCATTGTACTTTTCCCCTGGTTCATTATCCCGTGCATGAGTGTCAATTCTCCCCGCTTCCATTTAAAATGTTCATCAATCTTTTTAAAGTGAGTTGTTTCCCCCTGCGAGCGACCTGTTTTAAAACTAAGTAACATTGACTCCCTTACATTATCTAAGTAGATAACATCAGACAGAGGAACATTTGTTTCAATAGCCTCATAAACAAGTTCTTTTTTAGTGATTGTTTCAATAGGCTTTCCGGTCTTATCAAAATGAGCGGAACATGAAGTACCTGAAAAGTTCTTGTAAATTTTATCGGCTATTAAATGAATATCTTTAGGATCTACTTTACTGGCTGCATTTTGATATTTAAAAGTGATCATTTGCTTCGCATCCAAAAGCGGAACACCAAACCGATTACAGGCAGCAAATATCTTTACCAGAAAATTATGTTTGTTCCCATCCTGATAATATTCCCCCTTAGTCTCCATCCATTTCTCAATATTAGAAATAATAAGAGCGTAATCATAAATGACTTCGGTAGTTGCAATGGACTGTTTTATGATCTTCTCTTCTTTAAGAGTTGTAAAGACATCTGATTCCGGGTTATAGTAAACATCAGGATCGTAACTCTCAAAACATATCCGGGAAACATCTTTGAACTCATCCAACTTCTCGTCTCCATAATAATCAGTAAGGGCAGCCGCACTTAAAGAATGTGTCTTTACAGAGTTCGGGATCTTAACAATAAGTTTTAACCCGTCTCCTGATGGAGAAATAAATAATAAGAAAGTATATTTATCACTTATCAGACGGGCTTTTAAATCGCTTAATCTTTCCCCTAAATGGTCAAAATCAATAGCTATTAACCCTGAGTGTTCAATGAGTGCCTTATCTTCACGTTTAGAAAACGTACCCGAAAAACAAAGTGCCGGAAGTTGTTTTTTAATATCCCTCCGTTTCTTCTCATCTTCACAGGCACGAATCTGATAAATTAAAAGAGCTGATCGCCCGGACTTAATACGCTGGATAACCTTATCTATCGTAATATGATAGGGTTCGTCAACCGATTTAGCGTTTCTGAATATGGTTATCTTTTGCATGATAACAGATAATTTTCAGTTTTAAACTCATCCCTGCGGTGATCCCATATTAACCGGGCGTTAAAAACAATTCTCAAATATTCCTTGTCATTAAAAAAATATCTTTGCAATTCTCCGATATTAAATTGCCCTAAAAAAGTATTGACATTATGCTGACAAGCAAGGCTCCCTGATTCAAAAACATTATGCTGATGCATTAGCTTACCCTCATCTAAACATTTTCCGCTTATCTGTGGATAAGTCAAAACCATCACTTTACCGTAATTTACAAAAGTCTTCTCAGTATAGTCATTTGCTTGATGAAGCCATTGACCAAGTAGTGAGCCGGTCTTCTTATCATCAGTCTTAATCTCTATACCGATAGGATACTTTCTTTGTATGTCGCTGTTATGAATCATGATTATATCAATTCTCCTCTTCGCATCCGTTGACCATACTTCCATTTCAACCTTAAAATAATTTGACAGGAAGCTAGCTATCTTAAATTGTAATTCTTTCTCAGTTAATGCTTGTTCCATCAGTCTTCAATTCTTTTTCCCCATCCGTCCCTATCATACGCTTCTTCCGGCACACCACTTACCGTAACTTTCTTAAACTCATCATTGAAGTTTTTATCAGCCAAATATGTCCGGGCTTTCTTGCAATATTTCTTATCACTCAGGGAATCAAAATAAGGCTTTATGTTATCAATAGCTTTTTGCCGTTCATTATCATTAAGTTTATCCCAATACTTTGAGGCAGCTTGAAAATCAGTTTTCTTTAACTTCGTAATATCATGATATGAGTCCCAAAAAAGACTTATAGATATTATATTTTCTTTTTCTTTTCTTTTCTTTCCTTTGCTAGGTTTTGCTAGATTTTGCTTAGCAATTGCTCCGAGCCTACCTGCAACTGCCCGTTTTTCAGATAGTTCAGCCCTCTTCTCAAAGTTGTTATTTACCCTATTAGACCAGAAGTATTCATCATCAGATAAGAACAACTCACATGGCAAAAGGCAATATTGTATAATTGCTTGAATTTGCTCAGCACTTGCTAGCATTTGCTTGGCAATTGCTAGATAAAGATATTGTTTTAATGGCAATCTATGTTCAGAATTTGAATGTAACATCTCTATAATGCGCCAAAAAACACCATAGCCAACAGCACCAAATTCACCAACAAGAGCCTGTAATTTTGGATCGCCTGTTGGTTCGTAGTCGTGTGAAAAATAAAAAGCCTCTTTACCCATTACCCACCCTCCAAAAAACAACCCCGCCAGTAACAAAAAAACCACCGGTCACCCTGGAGCGTGTAACTCCGACCGATGGAAATTTTGCCCTGTGCGGGGTATTTTTAAGAACTGATAATTCAAAATAACTCATACACGATTAATTTGGTACTGCAAATATAAACATCTTTTTTGAATAAACAAATTTATTTTATATTTATTCACTCAGTATTCTTTATCTCAGCTTCCGGCCCAGGCTTCATAAAAGCATGAAACTTATGAGCGAACTCTACAAACGCCACGATGACCTGCTCTTTATCCCTGCCCTTCATCTTGTTGATCTTAGTGAACTGATCATTGATTGTCTTATAAGCGACATCAGTGACCGGGAACAGGCGAATACAAGCGAGCAGGTAACGAAGCTCACCCTCAAAACTCTTCGCATCATCAACGCCCTTACGGTAAAGCACGACCCCGGCGATCAGGCAGATAGCTCCTATCAACGGAACAGCCACTTGAAAAAATGATTTCCAGTCCATTAGTTTACAAATTTAAGATTTCTTATCTGCGATTTCTGACCGGGCAAATTAGCCCCTAATACAGTTAGTGCGATTTTGCTGATAATAACTTCAGCCTTTGCAGGTGCGTATCTATTCACGACTTGACCGACCGTCTTACCTGTCTGATCTTCGCAAATAAATGAAGTGCCGAGATAACGGAATAGTGAATCCATTACCTTGTCTGCGAGTTGTTTGTCTGTTTGTAGTGTCATAGGTTTATAGTTAATTCGTTTCCGGTCAAAGCAAAGTATAGATTTTGGAGTTGGTGAACGTATTTTATTTTAATAAAACTCAATAATTCATCTCCATTCTTATCTTCTATTCCTACATCTATACTCCATGCCCAACAAATATATTTATTCCATAATATATCTTTGTAAAAACCGCATAATCCAGCACCATCTTTTTTCTCAAACCCGAACTTTAATAGCCATTCTTCGGTTAGGGGAATACCAGAGATATGATTAGGATTTGTTTTCAATCCTTCGTGTTCAGGTGTATTGTTTGTCAATATTTCCCCAAATATTGTCATACCCTGAACCTGTGTTTCATGTGCCGGTATTGCTATTGGCGCATTCTGATATGGAATTAATATCCAATTCCCGATTCTCAATTCATTTGCTTTCATTTTATTTATTTTAAAAATCTATGTCTGTCACCTGCTAAAAAACAATTATGAAGATATTGTACTTCGCCCTTTAGATAAAGGGACGTTCCCTATTCCATGCGCCCGGTCATGACATTTACGGCACATAGCCATTAGATTACTGATTACATCCTTGCCCTTGCCTCTGCCCTCAATATGATGAATATCTTTTGCCGGACGGCCACAGGCTTCGCATAGCATAACATCCTGCTCCCCGTAATCAAAGTACCTCATATAAACTTTACAGTGGCGGGTCATTTCGCTCCGTGATAAATAGGTTTAGAACGCCCTCCGACATGAACATATTGAACGTGCCGTCCTCTGGTTAACTTCCGGTTGTTATGCGTTAAATAAAAACGTACTCCGATTCCACTTGTAATGTCTTTTAGTTTCATTGTATAGATTTTAATTGTTTATCTCATCAGGATTACCGTAAATCTCTTCAGGGGAGAAGTCCTCTGCCTGGTCGTCTGGATAGTCGGTCATAATTTGTCTATATAAAATTTATAAAACTCATCCCAATATTGGCTTTCGGGATCAGGTAAGGAAATTGATAAATCAGTATTGGCAAATATCTGAATACGATCTAAGTAATATTTGAATTGAGTCGTGTTCATATTAGTAGTTGTACGCCTTTGCCGGGATTCTCCAAATACTTTAATATCTTCAGGTATCAGGAACTTATCTTTGAAATAGTCATGTAGATCATTTCTTTCGGTTCCTGTTTCAAATTCAATGCATGTGAGCCAAAGCCAGTAAAGATTGTTTTGAGAGATTGACCGTGTAGATTTCTTTTCAATTACTTCAACGGTATAGAGCTTCTTAATATCCAACCGCCGGATAAAAGATATAACCATTTCACGGTCAACCTCTGTTTGTAGTTTGCGCTTCAATTTAGAATGGAAGGTCGTCTCCCTCTGCAATAGGTTTCAAGTCACTTACTGGTTCGGGTTCGGTATGTTCCCAAATAGATACATCACCCAGGATAGGGGTGCTTTTCTTTTGCTCGTCAGTCATTGCCTTAAATACCTCTTTCGGAAGTTTTTGCTTGATGAGGTGCGTTTTCTTGTCCTTTGCTTCTTTGAGTTCAAAAGCTGTTAGGTCAAGATACACCCCTTTTTCACCTTTGAATAGATGATTTTTTTCAAGTGGAATAATAAGGCACTCCACTGGTCCGGCTGCTCCTTTCTCAAAGCGACATGCACAAATAAGATTTTGCAAGTTTAGTTTAATGTTTAAGTTTGCCATTTTAATATTTTTTAGGTTGATTCTCTTTGAGTTCTGTAATTATATTTTCCATTTCAATATTTGTAATTTCAGGATCAGCAAGTTTCTTTTCAAAAACCTCTTTCATCTCTTCATCAAAATTAGATGTTCTGATAAGCTCCTCAGCATAACCAAAGGATTTAATACTCGGCTTCTCTTCATGATCTTTTGTTATGGCCACATCATTCTTGATCTCAAAATCTTCCTCCACTGCCAGTCCTGTTATGCCATAGGCTTTAGCAAGACAATGCGACTCAGCAACTTTCTTAATCATGGCTACTGGGTCGGCCTTCCAAACATTATACCCTTTGTTATAAGTATCAAAGTCAGCCCATTCAATGGTAGCATATTCACATCCTTTGGGTTTGCTAATAGCATAGGCTCCGAGTATCTTTGCCTTTGAGGTCACGTCTTTTATATGTGAACAATGACCGAGAGCTATATTTAAATCAAAAAACTCTCCTTCCCTGACAGCATCTGAAGAAATCCCGTTCCATCGTGGATCTGATTGAGCTTTACTTAAAAAGCCGTCACGTCCGGCAAATACAATGATATTGCCCTTTGTATCTTTATAGCCCCACACTTGTTTAAGGAATGGATTAAGGCCGTATGACTTCGCCACGTTAAGAAAATATGCAAGTTCCAGGTTTGTAAATCCCTTTGCAACGGTATCTTTGATTATAGATACCTCTTCCGGTGTCCATGTCTGTACCTGATCAGAAATTTTTTGTAATGCTGTTTCCATAGTTTTGTTTTTATTGGTTTACGATTTCAAATTTAATTCCTTTAGGCTCTCCGTTCCAAAGATGATCCGGCACTACCCGAAACTCGCACCGGCAACCGAGGCACTCATAAAGGCCATAGTCTAAGTCTTCTTTTATATACAGCTCCCAGTTGTTTTCAACAAACACTTTCTCCCTGCGAAGTATGTTTCCGCCACACCGAGGGCAGACACCCACGTCTTCAAGACTCTCAGGCTTAGGGTTGAAGTGAGCCATAATGTTGTTTACATCTTTTGCGTTCATAGCTTTAGTCTTTTATAAGCTGTTAAAACTTCTTCTGTTAAATATTCCCGACATATATCAGCCGACTTTTTTAGCGAACTTATTCGGGCGGCGGCATAGGCGGCATCGGCATTGGCGGCGGCATAGGCGGCATAGGCGGCATAGGCGGCATCGGCGGCATAGGCGGCATAGGCGGCATCGGCGGCGGCATCTAACTCTGCCCTTGTAATTTTGCCATTAACATAATCAAAACAGGACTGTAAAGCATCTTTACTTCTTTGGTCTGTCATCAGATGTTCAACTTGTTTTGCACACATAGCCTTAGCCATAGTTAATGCCTTATCGTCAACATCCAGCTTTTTAGCGAGCCATAACATCCAGTCGCCCCGCTCACAGTTTTGCCATGCGAGGATAGCAGATTTCTGTTCCCTTACATATTCAATAGCCTCTCTGCAAGCATTTAGTTTTTCAAGTTTGTCAGTCTTCATAGTTTTAAGTATTTAGTTATCCCATGTAATTATCTCTGCTCCCGGACGGTTGAATCGTTTAACGAGCCACTTTATGACGTCCCACTTTACGGACTTCGCCTTACCGTTTTGTAATCGCTGTATCATCAGCTCCCCGGATGTCTGTGATCCGAACAATTCAGCCTCAGTCATTTCCCGTGCGAGCTGAGCCTTTGTCAGCTTCTCACCGGATTCTGCAATAAGTCGTGTGAAATTTATCTTCATGTTAAAAGTTTTTAGCGGTAACGAGTTATTTAATAATATATGTTCCGTTATCTATTCCCCTTTGAAAGATTCTTATTGAAGTACAAGCTCTTCTCATTGTATTTTTCCCCCATGAACTTTTTTCAGCAATCCCTGTCCACCAACTAATTTTCTTATCCGTTACGTTTGATATTATAAATTCGGCACCAGTCGGAGTAAAAATCATTTTCATTCCTGTTTTTAAATCTGTTGCTTTCATTTTGTTATTTATAATTAGTCTAAATAAAGATAATCTATTTTTCTATTTTGCTTAACGGGGTAAAGGTATATATTACTTATATACTACAATATTATTATGTCAAATAGAATGCAGATTTTTTGTAATTTATATTCATTATAAATAACACTACAAACCCCTTTATCTACGATTTCAGCCCTTCTGTTACAAAACGGCCTGCGCCACGACTAACGGGCAGATCATTCAACACACATCACCGGGCGCATCGTAGGAGCAAAAAAAGGAGGGTTACTATCTTCACCCTCCTTAGTCGTCAAGAGTTGCCTCTTAGCAATTACGCTGCCATGCGTGACTGTGACCTTTCGGTCATTGAAATTGTTTTGCCTTTTATGGCTTTAGTCCTCCATTATTGCCTTGCATCCTGTCAAATCCAGTCATCCCCATACTGGTTGTTAAGGCACAACCATAAGCCGGGGCTGTCTAAGCCGTCCACCATCCGGGATTAATCGGAGTGGAGATGCCGGGAATCGAACCCGGGTCCAGTGATACCGCCTTATAACTTCAACGAACTAAGGCAAATTTAAAACGTATTTATTTATTATGCAAATTTATTTTAAAAACAGAGAGCCGGAATGAACCGACCCTCTGCCCCTAAAACCAAGAAACTATGAAAACTACCGGGGCTAACCACTTCCCCGGCTCAGAAACTACTTAATAAACTGATGTCCGGTTATAAGGATGGCAGTTGTTAGTACCACATGAAACCAGGTCTTTTGATAAAACTTCTTATTCTCCTTAATGATCAGTGCCTCCATTGAATTGACTTTCAGATAAGGATTTTCAGTTGTAAATATGCCAACCGGTTTAACTTTCAGGAATCCTGCTTTCTGATAACCGAGAGTCAGCTCCCCGGAAAACAAAGTCTCAAGTTTGAACCAAGCGAGTTTATTTGTGTCCATTCCTGCATTAAGAGTAAGATACTTCTCGTTGATTTTTAATAGATCAAAAGGTATTTTAACATAACTCTGATAAACCCCTGATGTATCTTTTATAGTTATTATTGTCGTACCCGGAACCAATTTTAACGAATCCCTGAGTATCTTAATCGTACTCTCCAGTTTAGTATTTGCCAAAACCTGTTTCAAATGTAGGGCTTTCAGACGTTCTTTCTCAAGTAATCCTGCCCGGATAGCATCTTTTTGATCTTCAATAATGGCATTTTTTACTGATACAAAGTTTTCCAGTGACCCTATTTTAACAGAATACCTTTGAATTGTATCCCTGTACGCTGTCAGATTAGCCACATTTAAGGCTCTTTCTTTTTTCAAGGGGCTATGCCCAAAAAAATAACCTATGCTTAAAACGCAAATAAACGCTAAAATAAGCCATATTCGTTTTTTTAACCAGTCAAGTAGTTTTGTAAACATCTGCATCGGTTACCATTTTAGTAATGAACTTAAAAAGCACAGCGAAAGCACTCCATCCCCACGTAACCCACTCTTTACCGGCAAAGTCAGGGACTTCCATCATGATAGGATCAATAACCAGGATAGTTGCAAGGATAATATCTGCAATCTTTTTAAGCGTTACCGGTGTACGCTTACTGTAATTCTCCGGATGAATTGAATAGTTAGCGATTCTCATTTCAGTATCTTATTAATGTTTGCAATAATCAGTACACAAGCAATGATCAATATAATCCAGCCGTAATCATCAAAAAATTGATATGCTTTTTTAAACGTCTCTTTCATTCTGAATCAGTTCAAAGTGAGGTTCATCCCGGAAGCTGTCATCATGAATGTCTCCATCCATATCAAAGTCAGCCCCGAGCCGTATCCGGTGCGAAATAGTTCCTATCCTGTAAAGCTGATCAGCACACGCCTTTACATATCCGGCAAAGAAAAGCATCTGATCCCGGGTCCAGTCAATTTTGCCTTTTACGTAAGGAGCAGCGTCAACGGCCCACGAAGGATTCTTATTATGTTTTGAATTAGGATATTGCAGTTTACTTTTGCCCTCTGCAAATGCTTTGTCCTGTTCGGGCTTATCCCGGTGGCCACATACGATTGTCGTATCCATGTCTATAATAACATGGTTGAAAAGGGTCTGCAAGTCCCTGTGTGCGGTCTTTAGTCTTGCCTTGCTTGTTTCTGAAAAATGGTTCATTTCTGTGAGTATATTTCAATAAGGTGGTCTATTTTAGTGAGTATCTCTTTATGATCTTCCCTGTTTATCTTCTCTGCCAGAAGCGTGGCTATCTCTCTTTGAAGCAATTCTCTGTTAATAGCATTTATACGCATATCAACTTTCGTTATGTCAATCTTCAGCTTCAGGTAAACCCCGAATATTGTAGAGAGCAGAAAGACTGCTGATATGATAACCGATATGACCTGAAAAGTATTCATCTTAGTTCCTTTGTTGAGTCCTCCAGTCTCTTTATGAATATACTATCTTCCGTCACCGGGGTTCCATGTATTGCTCTTGTCGGTGCATTGAGGACTCTGTAATAATATATTGAATCGGAAAGCTCCTGCGAGTACTTGTATGACACATAACTGACCGTCCCTATGCTCATAAAGATAAGTGCCACCCATATTGATAGAAAAACAATTACCCGTTTATTCATCTTTGAGGTCATCAATTTTCTTTTCAAGTTTATCAATAGCCTTAATGACAAGTTCAAACTCATTACGGGATACTTTCTCCTTTTGTAGACACTGAATATCATACTCGGCTCTGTTTATTTTGGTCTCCATGATTGCTTTGCCGCCCCACAACCCGAAGGATATGGTTGTGACACTGATTATCAATGTCAACAACCACTGTGGAACAACTACCGTTTTTGATTTATCTATTGTCATATCTCATCTGTCATAATCTCTCGGAGACGCGTATCAGCTCCTCTAAGTTGGTTTATTCATTAGTTTCATTAAGAAACAATATTGAGCACACTGATTTGCAAGTGATGAATTATGAACCAACATATAACCATCACTATCAATCTTAAAAGGTTTTTGCACTGATAGAAAAACCGGATGAACTGGCAGGTGTTGAAAATACTCATCCGGTATATTCTGCCATGTCACACCATAATCATTTGATCCTACTATACTGGGAGAATCAGTAAAACGTGTTGATATCATGTGTTCCCCATATTCAGACAACCCTATCATGTCTTCATTTACAGACCCCCCTGACAGAAATAATGCTGTATGATCTCCATGATCGGTACTGAATATATTTGCAAGTGAACATTGATAAATACCACCACCATCTCCTGCATCATTTGTCCATATTACTGTACTTGCATCAGGGAATCTCATACCTGCCACTCTGAAGAAATTCCCCGCATCAGTCATCGCGTGCCATGTCAAAGTCCATACATCTGTTACAGTATTATAATGACCTTCCAATATTCCACATTCTACGCCATGATCCCCCGTACAGAAATAGAAAGTCTCATTATAAGAATTAAAAGCAGTATAATGGAAGTGATGACAGTAAATAGGATTAGTTACATCTCCGATAATATTTCCCCCTGCCCCCGCATAAGATGTACCGTCATCTCTTTCAGCAGGATTATCACCAAACTTATACATTATCTTTATCGTTGCCCCACCATCTGCCGTATAATATATATTAATAGGTGTTGCCCCTACATCATCCTGCCCCTGCCAATATGCCCCCCATGCAAGAACTTCAACACCATCTACCATATAAGATTCAGTCATAAGAGCACCAAAATATAAACCGGGCAATGCAGCATTCACAGGAACGTGCCTTACAAGACCGGGAACTGTGATTTCATTTACTGTCGTTAGTAAATCCTGAGAAGAATAAATCTTATTATCATCCTCCTTCCCTGCAACAATTACAGAACCATCTTTAAACACCCATGCCATACGAAGGTTAGCTGCTGTAAATGCTATCTGTTTTGAATACGGCCACGTAGCCCCCCCGTCAGCCGAAAGATATAAAATATCGCTTCCCCATATCATTGCTAACTTCCAATCATCCTGCTGACATACTATCCTTGCATAATCACTCCCAATATAAAGTTGTTTTAACTTTGGGAAAAATGGAGGTACTTCTGCCTGAAATAATTCTGCCTGTCCATTGACTATTCCAAAATTAGTATTCATCCCAGAGATTAAAGCTCCTGCCGTAGTTACTATGTCTGTATGTGCCTTTGCCCTGCCTGTTGATGACTTATTAATATCATCAATAGCAGTATTAACCGAACTGACAAAATCCTGATATGTACTAACCGAACCAAGTACCGTATCAGAATCACCCGTTGCCATGTTCTCAATATCTGATATATTGGCATTAATGGCAGCTAATAGCCGAGTCCCGTTCATTGAATATGTTAATGTCTGAATAGCCATCACAGTCCATTTATTTCCTTCAGATTATTATATATAAGGGCTTTTGTTGCTGTATCACTTGCGGCATTTCCTAAAATAATATCTTTAACCTGAGCATTTGCCCACGAGCTTGCACCTAAACCTCGTGCAAATAATGTAAAACCACCAGCATTGGATGCCCCACAATCAAATACATCTGTTACTGTTTGATTTATTTGAAATTCACTATTAACTCCATTAAACAATACTCTTATAATACCCCACGTATTAACAGCGAGATTAGCATTTTTTGCACTGGTACCCCCTATCCCGACTTGAAGTTTCGGAGTAATATCCTCTTGCCAAAATTTCATTGTATCATTCGTATTCCCATCAAAAATCCTATCATAACGAGTCCATGTAACTTGTTTTATTACCATCCATACCTCTTCGGGTTGACTCCAAGTAAAGGCAGCAGTTTTCAGAAAATCATCTGCCCCGTCACCTAATATTCCATCTGCACTCAATACGGGTTTTATTCCATCAGCACCCGCCTGTAAAAGAGGATTCGCAGAACCAAGCCAATCTGCCCATGCAGAGACTAACCCTCCAACTTGTGTAACGCCTGTTAAATAATTATACCACTTATAGTGTCCATTATGTAACGGGCTCCATAACTTACTCGGCCTGTTTGACTTTAAAAATCCATTAAGATTAAGCTCATTGAAATAATACATATAGAGGCTAAAATCTTTGCTTAACTTGTCCTCTATTGTCTGAGTGATAGTTGCCGTTGACTTAAAAATAAGTATAGCCTCAATAGTATTAGGTGCATCATTCAGATATTTTACAAATGTTCTCCCAAAATTATATCCTATTAATTCGGCAGTTGTTACTGTCCTTTGTGCTGCTGCGGATGTAAACCACACATAATCAGTATCAGCACTTTTATAAGTAGCAGTATTGGGACAGGTATAAGTCTCTGATCCGGCAACTCCGGCAACAGTAAGGTAATCAGTTGCACCCGAAACTTTATTAGGCATCTGACCACCGGAAATGTCAGAATAAAGTCCAAAAAACAATACCTCTGATTGACGAGCCCAGTACTGGCTAAAGCTAAATCCACCGTGTTTAAAACAATTACCTATACCTATCCCGATAGCCATGTCAATTATGTATTAATAAAGGTCACACAACGAGACAATATATATCCGTTGCATGACCCTGTTTCTCATCTCAATATCCTACCGAAAATAACCCCGTAGTGCCAACATCGACAGAAAGTAATCGTGCTGGATACCACTGTCCTAAGTACGCCGTTGACTGTGTAGGGGTTATCATGAAGTCGCTCCCATCGGCGAGGGTAACATAATATATCCCCGCATCGGTTTCTATGGTTATCATAAACGTCCCGTCAAAATTAGTATTCGGATTACCGTCAGGATCAACTCCCGGAGTATAGTCAGTAACAAGAGCTGCCCCGTCAATAGGGCCGAGTACATTAGTATCAGTACCCACGATCTGGAGGTCAACATAACCCCCCAGGGAGTCTTTAAGTGCCGCTCCTTTTTCTGTATGATGCAGGTCGCCGCAAACTTGCTTCTTAAACCCGCTTGCTTTTGGTTCGCTCATTACTGTTCCCTCCCTTGTTCACCTTCGTTACTAAATACTTTCAAAGCCAGATTACCACATGAGTCTTCAGCAAAGACATTCTCTGCCAAAGCCCTCTCAGCCGGGATGTGATTGATAGCACACGTCCAGAAAGCTATCAGGTCATCACAGTAACCCTCTACAATAGCTATATTGATATAATAATGACCGTCATATTCTACAATACACCTTGCAAGTAATTCAATAAATGACTCCGGCGACTCCACACATTTTGTATGATAATCCGTAAACGTATCACTATCACTGAATAGCTTGATTAGCAACCTGTCACAGTCATCTTTTGCAAAGACATTAGCGACAAGCAACCTTTCGGATTCAATGGCATTGGTGGTACAATCCAGTATTGGTGTCAGCTCACTGCATGACCCGTGGTCAATGACTGCATTTATCTTCGTATGACCTGCATAAACAACTATACACCGTGCCAGCATCTCAAGAAACGAAATCTGCATCTCTGCACACTCATTATAGTCTGTCCAGTCGTTATCGGAGTTTGAAAATATCTTCCATGCAAGATAATTACAGTCATCCAGGGCAAAGGTATTCTCAACTAACAGCCTGTCGGGAGTGAAATGGTTAGTGTCGCAATCTACAAGGGTACTAAGCTCAGTGCAATCATCTTCATATACCAAGCTATTAATCCGGTAGTGCGTCACGCCAGCAATATCCTGATAGCCGTAAATCGTGGAACCAAGCATCTGGATAAACCTCAGTGCCAGGCTCCCGCATCCTGTATTCTGATCTGTTGCCATTATGCTATGGGTGAAAAATGTTGACGGAAAGGATGATTCTTACTTGACCAGGTTACCTTTATCATGTACTTGATCAATTCCTGACGGCTCCTCGGTATGACCATGTTCATCTTAACCGATACGTCTAGCCCCTGCCATCCCCCGAACATTATACCGTCAGCAGTCTGATAGTTGGCTTTATAAGAACCGTTACATTCTGAACCGAGTAAGAAGTTATAGTTTATCTCATTGGTCTCGTCAACCTCTAAGTTAAGAGTAAACTTCTTATAACCATAGACAATACGGTCGCCAGATATGGTCGTCTCTGTCTGTTCCGGCTCTGGCTGTTCACCAATGACATGGATAGCCCTGATGTCATCTATCTCAGTGCCAGCTTCAGATAGATGAGTAAGCCAGTTAGCTATATGGTCATACTCGTCCTGATTTGCAAAAGGCGGGGTATCGCTGTCAACCCACAAATATAACCACTCAATCTCCCCCGGATGTGTCTCCGGCGCACACTCACTAAAACTCACCGCTTCCAATACTCCCTCGCAGGTAGTAGGACATTCGGGTAAAAGATAAATACTCATTTCACTTCAATTTTAAATTAATACTCAAAAATAACTTATCTATATCTCTCACTCAAAAACATTATGTTAAATTATTACAACACCCTCCGACGACGAAAGCCTCGTCATAATCAAACGTTATGTCAAACTTGACATAGTATTTATCATCAAAGAGATATTCATGTTCCGGATCCCAGTTATAAACATCATGTGTGTCACCAACACGGTCAATAAGTTCAATCGTATCGTGAAGCATGATCCTGTAAATCACATCTGCCATATATCCCGGAAGCTCTTTTGTTCGCAAAAGATATTTCTTGTCCTGCCGTCCAAACGAACGGATGAACTTGCCGTATCCGTCTTTTGAACCTTCTTCGTCTAACGGGAAAGTGTTCTCCATAGGCTCTGATTCCAGCCACATTGACTGCGTTAATCCGTCTTCATATAATATATCACCCAAGTCGCAGGTATTTGAGAAGTTTATCCTCGTGTATTTCTCGGAATATTGGCGAATGATTAAGACTTCTGATGTAGAGAAGTTTGCGGCGGCTGTGTTTGCGAGATACACATAATAAGTGTCGGCTGTGGTAGCCGTGAGAGTTATAACATTAAGCCCGGCAACAATAGCATTACTATCTACCCACCCCACGGTGTTCCTTAAATAAATAGTGGGAAGCTGACCGCTATTCTGTGTATGAAAAAATATAACTGTTATATTCTCTAATTGTGTTAATACAAAAGTATCTGATTCCGCGCTTCCGTTAGCTCCTGTCTCAATGGCTGAAGTTATAGCTGTATCAACAGAGGTAAAGGTCTCGTATGTAGTGCTGCTCCACTCTGTTATGAGATTAGGATATATACAATCCACATCAAAATAATCGGAATAATAAATATGACCGTCTGCGGTTGTGAATTTAAGATAGTAAAAACCTGCTGTTAATAGTGTCCCTAATGTGCCGCCCTTATACTGGAAATAATCATTAGTAAGGGCAGTATAAAGAGATGGGTGGACAGATATATAACCACTATCTATTATTTTTAGATTACAATTAACAAGTTCAGTATCAGAATTAAATATATAAACTCGTAAATCAACCCCGGTATTTATTATCGGTGTGAGATAAGCAACGTGTTCGCCGGCCACTAATGTCACAGTATTAGAACTTGTTACAAGACCTGTGGCTGCATCTCTTAATTCTATTTTAGGTGCAGTTCCTGAATTTAATGTCAAATCATAATATATTCTTAACTTATTTATTAAGTATCCGGGAATTAATATCTCGCCTGCTATTGTTGGTGCATAAGTCATTGTTAAATATGCAGTTTCTTCACCGGCCCCAACTGTTTTTCTTAAATCATCAATATAGACATCCCCATAGCTTTGTGAGAATGTATCATAACTTACATTTTGTCCATCCGTAAGTTTAAATCTGTTAGAATAAAATAACTCATTAGAATATGGGAGACTTAATGAGACATTAGTAAATGAATAATTACTTGCGGCAACATAGCCCATTGCTATTTGATAATAATTATCCGCAGCTAATGTCCATGTATAATCATTCTGTCCTGCCTGAGCTGTATATTGTGTTACTAATGCACCACCTGCAATATTACATCTTATTGATGGTGCTGAACCAGCCGCAAGAGAAAAATTGCCGGATAATGTAATAATATCTCCAACTCTCCCCCAGAATGTAATATGTAGATATATGTAATGTGCCACATTACTCTGTATAACTTGATTGACTTCAAGATTATTAACATTAAATGTAGGACATGAATTATTTGACCATATATTATACCTATTAAATGAAGATGAGATATTGTTCCCGTCTTTGTTTTTAAGATCAATCCATGTTATCTCTCCCGGATCATCAGCCTCCACGTTCCATTCCATTGAAGGCAGTCGCCACTGCGGAGTCTTAATAGGAGAAAGCATATCAAGTTTTGAGGCTTTTACTTTCTCGTAGTTCTGTTTTGCCAGCCTATCGTAAACAGGTAGTGTAGTGTAAATTGTTTTCATCAGCAAGTTGTTGAATAATCTCTTGTTAAATCATAATTAGGCCATGCACCCCCGAGTTCATCGTCGACATGAGTCAGTACACAATCCGTTTGGTGACCTGCCCCATCCAGCCCCCATGCGATAGTTATAGTGGCCGTCCTGTCACCAGCAACAACGGCGGCATCCGTGCCTACATACCCGGAGTTCCATGTACCTCCATCAGCAGAGTGTTCACATATTATCCTCATCCGAGGCGGGTCAGCAGCAAGGGCAGCATCAGCAGCCTCCGTAAAGACAAGGTGGAACGTGGAGTCGTAGTTTGGCGCACCCCTGCCAACTTCAACAGCAAGAACGCATTGTGAAGGTGCGTTGCCTGCATTGTTATTATTTTTAGGACCATAGAGGAGACTCAGTTTCATAAGTCCCGATGGCTCTAGCGATCCTTTCTCTACAATAGCCTTGACGCCTCCGAAATACGCCTCTCCCAACTCGGAAGTAATCTCTTTGTCAGGTTCAAACTCATCACAAAGGATAACAGATACCTCTTGTCTTTTTGTCTTCTTTGCCGTGTAGAAAGTCTCAAGAATACCATTCAGATAGCCCGTTATCATAACTCTATCGTGCCGGAAGAAAAACTCATGCAAAGCTCTCCACGACAGGTCTCCGTTGAACTTAACAGGATAACCCGGAGCCACGCCCTTACCTGTCTCTGCAAGCTGAATATAATAGTTACCGCCGTCTTCGTAATTGGTCAACAGAACAAAACCCTCATCCGAGATAACATCCGTTAAATCCGGGTCTGCCATACAATCCTGAATATACTCTATATCAGTGGTCACGTTTACCGATAGTTCCGTAGAGTTAGTTCCTGAGTCCTGGTTCACACATAACGAATCATACCATATATCATTAGCCATGAAATCCCCGTCGGCCTCTATGAATGCAAACTTCTCATATTTAGGCATTGACTCTTTTGTGTAAACATATTTGTTTGAGGCCCTGGCTAAAGCATGGTCTATAAGGTTTATCCCACCGGCCACAGGCGGGTAGAAACTGATATGTTCAACTCTTATGTTCCCCGCACTGTAATCCCACGTTACGTTAAACATCTTCAGCATATCCATAATAGAGTTGAAAGACACCATAGCGATAGTGGTGCCGTCTGTCGCCGCGGGGTGCTTTATGTCATTCTTTTGAGCTATCGTAACATAAAGGAGCCGGTTCACTGCTAAAGTAACAGGGTTATTCGCTGCTGTGAAGAAAGTGCTTGTAACACCCACAGCCCCTCCGCTGATGTCGTCAACAATATAAGTAATAACATCTAAAAGTAAGCGGTTACGAGTATAGGTATAAGTAGTCCCAGCCCGTGTCATCTCGGTAGTAACCAGCGGCACGTCGCCCGTTGGCATATCAATCATATTGTATTCGTTGTCGCCCTTGTCAAACCAAATGACATAATCATCATCCAGCATAGGGGTTATCTCAAATAGACAGTTGTCAATATCAAACTTACCTTCAGATGTAGAAAAATAACCATTCCAGTACGTAGTCTCCACGCCCGAAACAGTCTTCTTTATCTCTAATAAAACCTCTGCACACGGATCAGCCCCCTCAATTAACCAAAACAAATCCCAGTCATCCATACGGTTTTGTTCTGCCCCAGCATCATCAATGGCTATTGAATCAGTGCCGAACAGTAGTGAGCCGTTAAACTTTACCCGGTAAAAAATATGACCCGGTTCCTTTTCGTAAGTCAGTTGTGTAGATAGGAACTTCAAAGGAAATACTTCGTACTCTACCGCATCATACGTTACGTAAAATCTGTATAAAGGTATATTACCCGGTGTATATGGCCCGTAACTCATCGTTTCACTGTCCTTGTATTTGTTCCCTTTCTCACTATCGTAGAGTTACCCATTTCAACCACTTCACGGGATGTTTGCCGCCTCGGTTCTAACTGTCTGCTTATCTGAGTGAGTTTATTATTCACCCTGTCCAGACGGTTATTTGAGCCGTTGTTATCCACGTTTATATTATTTACGGGTGCGATAATATTCTCAGGCATTATCTTTGTAAACCGGTTGACCATTAGTTTACGGTCGTCTTTGTTGATAGCCTCTAATACGCCTCTGTATTTAGCGGCAGGGCCTTTCTTTGTTACGAACTCCTCCTCATGCACTATACCCGCTACCCGCTCGCCCGTGTCGTCTCTCATGCCTCCTTTGCCCGTCCAACCACCTTTGGCAAATTTCTGGGATACTATCAGAGCTGTTTGTAAAGCTCCAAAAATAGCGGCATAGGTAGCGGCTTTTGTAGCTAATGCAGGACCGACAACCGGGATACCGACCTGAGACATATAAGCCTTAATAACTGACTGAGCCGTGTCTATTAAAGACTGTGCAATGGCTATCTGCTTTTGTTTTTTTGAATATTCTTTCTCAATCTCAATCCGTTGTAATGCAGCGAGTGTTTCTATTGAATTTATCTTATTCGCATCATCTTTTGCAGCCTTAACTTTCATCTCTGTTTCTTTGTCAAGTGCTGCAAGTTCCTTTTCAAGGTTCTGATCTGTTATATTTGCTATTATCCCGAATACGGCTTGTTCACTTGCAATAATAGTATCCCATGCCTGTTTTTTTAATTCAAGTTTTGCCTCCTCTGCTTCTTTAACCCTATCAATTTCTGCTTGTTTCTGTTTCTTATCATATTCATCCAATTCTTTACCTATCTCTTTTTGTGCGTCGGCCGTCTGAATCTGGATACGCTTCATAAGAGTACTGTCTTTTATTGCCCATACTGTCTTTTGTTTTGACTGAAGTTTAAGATGATCCTCATACTTGTCACGCCATTTCTTTTGCCCGTCAAGTTCAGTCTTTAACTCTGCTTCAATTCCCGCCTTAACTAACCCGGTCATCATAGAGTTAAGTTCTTTCTTTGACGCATATCTTTTCTCTTCTATACCATAGAGTTTTATAGTCAATGCAGATTCTTCTTCTAATAAAGTAAGGTTATCCGGTGCTGTTTTTAACCATTCCCTGACAAGTCCAAGACGGGTAGCTGTATTCTCATTCTCAATATCAATAGCCCGATTATGTGCCGTTAAGGCATAGGTATAATTCTTTAATCTGTCTTCATTTGATTTTGTTAAATCTCTGGCATCAACTAAATATTTATTATATAATACCTGGTATTTAGCTACATCCTTCAAACTTTCTCTCTCAATCGCACGGAGCTTCATCATATTCGCCTGAATGAAAGCAACCTCTTCCATATTCTTCTTCCATTCTTTCATCGGGGTCTTATTAAGGATGTCATATAATAATTGCTTTGTAGCTGCAAGTATCACATTGAAATTATTAAATCCTGTCTCAGTCTCCATAACTGCATTTTTCAATATCCTCATTGAAGATGCAACAGCAGCAATGGCAGCTACAATACCGGCATAAACCTTTGCTAATTTACCTCCACTTTCAGCAACTTTCTCATTAGCCTGCACCCCCGCATCTTCATATTCTTTTAAATGCAGTTTTGCCTCATTTATTTTCTTGTTATATTTCTCAATGTCATCAACTGAATATGCTTTTCGTTTAGCTTCCTGTAGTTCCTTCAAAGATTCTTCAATATCTTCAATAAGTCCCTTTTCGCGCTTCATACCTTTCTCTGCCGTATCATGCAGGTTCTGGGTGGCACGTTGCGCCTCCTTGACCTTATTAACATAGTCGGTATTTGTAGCTTTGAGTATTAAATTAATCTCCGCCATTATGCAACATTTTTATTTTTCTTATTCCACGGGATATTACCCATCATTGCTTTGCTAATTTTTTGTTTAGTCGATTCAGACAATGGCTTTCTTTTTTTGCCAGTTAGTGCTTTTGAAATCTTTAAACAAGTTTCCTTGCTTACCTTTTTCCCTTTCTGAGAATAAGTTAATTTTTTACCTGTTAATGCGGCACTTATTTTTTTCTTTCTTTATTCTGATAATTTTTGTCCCTTAAGGGTGTTACTAATCTTTGCCCTTACTTCTACAGACATTTTTTTACCCTTAGCCGCATTGCTCATCTTTATACGAACCCACATAGGCATTGGCCCGTGTTTAATTCCTTTCTGCCATAATCCCAGTCTCTTACAGGTTTCTGCTGATCTTTTTACCCCCAAACAATTATTAGCTATCTTACATATATTAAACCACGGATTAAGTCCGTCTATATAAAATTGTTCTTTCTTGATTAAATCTTCTTTATCACATTCAATTATTATCGAGAAAACTAGATCATCTTTGCCGTACTTGTTATAATGGTTTTGGAGTTTGGAATTTCCGTGTTTATTCCGTCTTAATAGGCTTAAGTGTTGTTGCCATCGTTCATAAATATTAAATGCACTACCAACATAATGTTTTTGGGGTTTTATTACAGATTCAATTTTATATATACCACATATTTTCATTATTTGTCTTTCATTTTATTATCTATATAGGCAAAAAAATCAAATATATCAAAAGTCATTAAAGTCTTCATTTCCGAGGCGCTCCCCTCTGTTATGTTGAATAATAAGTTATTCCAATATTTATCTAATTCTTTAATTTCATTCACTATTCGCCCTCCGGTTCCGCCTTCGTTTTTGAACCATCTGGGATAATAATTTTGTAAGCGTCGGTCCAGTGAGGCGTTAAACTGGACGCTAACTGAAAAAAAGGCAAACAGTCAAGCTCCTTGCTCCAACACTCAATCTTATCCTTCGCCTTTGCCTCATCGTAAACAGCAAGGTCTTCGCCTTCCTCGTTAATAAATAAAGCACATATTCTCCATGCAGGGTCGTCTTTCTCCTCTAAAGAGACAACACCGTACATTATATTGTGAAGCACCACAGCCGCATCACCAAGTTTAGCCTGATTCAGGAAGTCCCACGCCGTGCGGACATTCTTAAACAAATCCAGAAACGAAGCGGAGAAGCCAAACTCTAAATTGATTCTTTGCAGTTCACGGTAACGGTTAAAAGACAACTGCTCGGACTTAATGTAAAACTTTCGTCCGGCACATTCAAAATACTTTTTTTCAAAGTCAACGGTTTTTAGTTCATTCATCGTGGTTGAGTTTATCGTAAAGGAATCCATAAATAACAACAAAGAATATCCCTAAAGCAGGGTAAAAAAGATGTTCTAATAAGTTGTAATCTTTATAATGAAGTATTAAATAAATCCATGCGAGGGCCTGCCCTGCGAAACATTTTTCGCACCAACCTAACGGATTCCTCAACCACCACGGCAGACCCTCTATTAGTTTCTGATACCAACAGAAAATACCTTCCGGTTCTCCCAGACGGACAAACATGAAAGCTATAATTGATATTTGGAATATCTCAAAAATCATATCTCTAAGTCATTACAAAGTTTAGCTGCTGAGTCCGTATGCCCGGCCTGAGCAATAATCTCGTTAGTGTTATTCTGACCCTCACCAACTGCGACAGACGTAGTGCCTATTGCGACATTCACAATATTGCTCCATGATTTTGATATACTCTGATCAGAAGGTGCGGCTTCGTAGTAAGTAGTTGCACCGTCAATATAAGATATTAACCCTCCGGCAGGCCCCGTGTCCCCGATCACATAAGCCCCTGCGACATCTACAAATGAGCGACAAGCCCGGACATGATATAAAGATGTCTTATTCTCATTAATAAGCCATATTCCGGTATTAAAATCTATACCCTCGGAACTTGTTGCATCATCTTCAGTTGACGACCAATATACAGCATCTGCAAAGTCTCCCAATCCCAGAGCGTGCAATGAATACATAGCATTAAGTTCATCAATAGACGGCAGGAACCAGTCACAAAACAAAGTAGTCACCGTAATCACATTGGAGCTATCGCTTGTATCATTGTCATCATAACACCGCACCCGGTAGTAATATATAGTATGATCAGTAAGTCCTGTTACTGTATATTCCTGAACATCACCTACATCTAAATTTTGATAACCCGCAACAAATGAAGCAAATGTATTAACGGTAGATACATCTAAATAATATCCGGTAGCCTCCGTTTCAATTTCCCAGACAGCTTTAAACGAAAGACAGTCTATATCTTCAGCCTCTGATGCCACGGGCGTCATCTGGTCAATGACATCTTCACATGGAGCCGGCACCACATCAGAATCCAGACATATAGCGAAATCGGTCTTAATAGTCAGTGCAAAATAATCATACGGGTACATCAGGTACTGGATATGCTTCTCATCAAAGGTGTACTGAGAAAAAATAGAGTTACTCCGTGGCTCTTGTCCAACTACCTCACTGTAAAACTGATGAAAAGGCGTGTGCTCTTCTGGGAACAAAGGTAAAGCCCTGATTATCTCCGTTATGATATGTGCAGACCGTGTGCAGACCGTTCCTGTCTTGCAGGTATCAGATATTATCTTTGCAATGTTTATCCAGCAGACCAATTTAAGGGTAGAGGTATAATATTTTTTATTGCTCTCATATTTGACAAAACTCACTCCCCCGTCCTCAAAGTAAATCACAGTATTATAAGCACTGTTAGGCATCAGGTCGTTATATGCACCCTCTTTGCAGTCGTCGGCTGTGGTGCAACAGGCAATAGGAAAAGACTTCTCCACTGGCCCGTCTGGCCCCTTAATCTCAATGTGAGCCGTTGAGACAAGACCCGCTATCTTATCAACGAAGTCAAGTCCTTCAATCTGTCCTTTTATTATGTCAGCTACTGCCTGGTTCATGCTAATCCGTTGTTTTTAAATATCTGCAAAACATCAAGGTTATACTGTTCCTTTAGTGTATCAATTTCTTTTGGTGATAAGTCAAGTATATCGCCCCGGCTCTTTGTATTCCCTGCGAGTTTTTTCTTTTCGCTATCATTTTTTGCTCCTATCACTGCTATACCTTGTTGATGTTGTGAGTTATTACTTATAACGTTTATATCTGCCCACATACGCCCGGAAAGCATGAAGTCTACATGGTTGACTTGCGCCCCGTATATCTGCCTGTATTGCCTATAACCGCCTGGAAGTATTGCCAGCCTGTGACCCTTAACCGTCCGCCACTCCATTGCCCTACGTTTTTCCTTACTTCCAAATAAGGTATTACACTTATCCCGAGGTAATGACTTACACCCTACAAGCATTGCCTTCGTAGAATAAGGTCTGTATTTAGCTCCCTCTGCATTTTCCCCTTTTTGCTGTACCCTCTGTCTTAATAGAGTTAGTGCCGTCATTGCCATCCGTACCATAACCTGACCATGCGCCCCTGTCTGAAGGTCGCTGATTACATTGTTAAGTCTGTCATTGTACTCATCTATGGTCATAACATCTGCGACTGTCTTTTATATAAATTTCATCTTTTTAATCTTCTTTTTTTTAGATATTTTGCACTCGCTTTTAAATATGCTCTTTGATAATTCCTTCGTAATCTTATCTTAAAACGAGTGTTTCTGCCCGACCTGCCAGTATGTGGCCCTGCTGCATTTTGATTCCCCATCGGTGCTCCCATTGCTTTGAAATTTTAAATTAATATTAAAAAAATTATAACATTTGTGACTGTCTTTTATAGCCGTGCGGACTTTTGCATTTTAAGCACTCATTCCGATCTTCGGTCATATTCTCTCCGATGAACTCAATCATCTCTTTATACTTAGTTTCGTAGAACTGTATATTAGCCGACAATCCCTCAACGCCCAAGAGAGTGTATCTATTGACCTCTTCGGAGTCCATTATATAAGCTGTCAGGAAGCTCCCTGCCTTGTAAAGAATAGCCCAAGCGATAGCATAATCCACGGGGTCTTGTGTCCAGTCAGCGTGTTCATTGCAAAGCATAGTAAGAATGTCGCACTCAAAGTTACCATGAAGGATCAGACCCCGTGCATCTCTGGAAGTTCCCCAGTCATCCCTAACGGTTAAATCCGATCCATGCACACCGGCAACCATAGCCCACTCTGTCCACTTGTCCCGTGAATACTTATAGCAAGGTTTATTAACATCAAAACACCACGAAAACCCTCCACAGTTACAAGTCAGCTTATTGTTTTTAGGCACTCCCCCGGCTGTGGAATATAAGAAATACAAATCACCCTCCAGATCAAAACTTACTGGAGTGATAGCCGTGTATTTCGGTCTCCCTGCCAAAGAAGTTAAGGCAATAGTCTCAATAGCCGCCCCGCCGTCTTCGTCGTCCTGCCCCGTGTAAACATTCAAATTGATAGCTTCAGTAGTATCAAGTATTAAGGTAACACCCCGTAAATTGAACGAGCCTCCGATAATATCTGAATACATCCGTAGCCCGTGGTAAGTATCAGCACTCAGCGAAGATGAAAAAGCCTTACCTCCTATGTCGCCGTAGAACCTATTTCGTGCCGGTTCCTTAGTCTTGTATATCTCTCTCAGGACGTCAACCTTAAAAGCATTAACAGCATTCTCGCGGGCATAGGTCATCTTCTCCCATATAGAATAATTACCACCTGTGGTACTCAAAAGCCTTAACGCCATCCCCGGCAACTCATCAATAAACAACCCGGAGTCAGATTCAGAATAAGAAGCATCGTAACCAGACACACAAGCATCCGTCTTTCTCGTGAATCCGATTACATTTTCCAAACAAACATACACACTCATCTTATTTTATATTACTGATAAACAACTATTGTACCCACTGAAATCCACTCCGTCCCTGACCATCTTTTTAGCTTGCTATCTGATACGCCCCCTGATGCTGTTTCTTCACCGGCGGTAAACAGATGAAACTTTTGATTAACCGATACCGACGGGTCTATCCTCGCTTCAATAGTGCTCCCTGCTCCAAAGTTCAACCCATCATAAAAAGGTATCATACCGAACATACCCCCACTGGGCCGTGTGCATCCTACTGAATCAGATACAGGAAACTCCATGATCACCATGCCATTGATAAGCAACTGTAAATGTCCCATCATAAAATCACCTACCTGGGTCTGAAGCGTAATGTCCTGCAAAGTAAATCCACCCGTAAGGACAGTATAAGAAGCGATAATTTGATTAGCCGTCTCCACGGTTATTATCGTCCTCTGTTTATCTATTATCGTTGCACACGTAGAGGTATTAACACCAATAAAAGAAACGTTATAACAGACCTGAGGCGATCCGGTAGTGGCTAATTTATCCTGAGTAACAATAAGCCGTACAATGTCCCCCTCTGCGAATTGCACCCCGTCATAAAGTAGTAACTGTCTTCTGCTTATGTCAAAATCAGCCGTACCAAGCGACCCGCCAAAGGTTGACTTTATACCTCCGATACGGAACTCCATTTTATCCACTCCATTGACCTGAAGTTTAACTATACCAACAGGCATAGATGCAAGCGAGGGAACTCTCGGTATATTTGCAAACTGTCCGAAAGGCCAGAGAAACTTAACGCATGACGAATAACCATCAGGCACGGTATATTTACCAATGCTTACAGCACCGTCACGCATGGGGTGTCTGCTTGACCAGTTAGAAGTGAGATCGGGAAGCGTCCCAACCTTCTCCTGTGAGTCAATGGTTATGGTCTGCTTGTTAAACACTGTCAAAAAATAAACTTGCCGTCCATGTATAAGAAGTCGTTGCCGCAGGGGTTACTTTTACATCCACCGCCTCTGACCCCGAGAAAGCCAAACCATTACCAAGTGGAATAACTACTATTCCCGCAAGGGTATCGTTATCGGTGTTCTGAAGCCTGAACTCCATTTTATCTACACCTCCAACCTGAAGGTAGATAGTTCCGAGGTTAGATTCTGTTGCCGACCATGTAGTGGGATAACCCGCTATCACGATAGTCTTTAACTTTAAACCACTCGCCGGAGTATTGGTGAGAATTGTTTGTTTTGCTGTTGTTGCTGTGGTCACTAAGCGACCATAGGCGATTGTCTGTGCCATATAAATTAAGTATTAGTATTTATCCATAAATCACCCGTTGAAGGGTTTGCGGGTTGTGTTGTTCCAACTGTTATCTTTGCCAGTCCTGAAAATTGCAGGTGCGCCGATTGACTATGTGAGTAAGCAGGCGAAATCTTTGCTATCTCGGTATCGGCAACAAGACTCTTGCCCGTCACCTTATCCACCTTACCGGATATATCGACGGGATGTTCAGTGAAGTAATCAGCCACAGCCGTAGCAATAGTCTCGCCGGTACTGACTATCGTCTGAACGAAACTCGCAAACCTATTTGAACCCCGTGCATACATATTTTAAAATAAAAAAAGGTACATCCCAAAATTAATCAAGACGTACCTCTCTTTTAAAAACATTCTGTTAAAAACTTACTCGCATTCAAATATGAGCACACCCGTATTCGTCTCATCGCACGGGAAAGGATTAGCAGCAAACAGCCCGGTAAAGGTGATCTTCAAAGCCCTGTAATACTCGCCATCTTCGCAAGTATCTTTCATCAGGAAATCATAATATATCCCCGGAAGATTCTTGCTTTCTTCGCTCCATTCCCAGTACTGACCGGCAAACGGTTGTGCGTTGATCGGGTTGATCTTGTGCCATGCCTTATTCAATAGTGCCACGGCTGTTTTATGAACCATGAATGTCTGTCCTGAAGCATGATCTTCAATATTCTCAGGATCCTGATAAACCCTCATCGTGTTCATCTTCTTGAATCCACCGAGGTCACCGGCTGTCCCAGCCTCCAGCGGACGGTTAAATAGTAACTGATAAAGGTTGTTACCTGTTATAAGGTAAGGATTGCGGAACTTATTGAGCCTCTTAACCTGGTCAAAATAACCCCAGATGTTGTCATCCCAGTACTGAGCAGCTATGGTCGTCGGGTTACCTCCGGGTGCGCCCACTCCTCCTGTAAACAGGTTAGTGCCGGCGGCAGCAGTAAGTCCAGCGATAACATATTCAACCACTCTCTCGTCAAGGGCGGTCATGTGAGCCAGCTTCTGGAAAGCTATTGACTGATCCTGTTCAATAGTGCGCTCCCTGTATGCCTTGAAAGGCACTTTAAAGGCGGTCTCATACAGACATTCAATCTCATAATCCTTGCATTCAGGATCAGCATCTTCACCCTCAATGTCGCATGAAGCGGCACAGGCGGTGACTTCGGGGCTACACTTGGTAAGCCACTCAACTCTCAGTTCATTGTTTTTCCCTCCGGTAATCTCAGTGAAATTAACCGACTGATTTTCAAGCACGGCCTTTGCAGTGACTACGTCACCGATAAGGTCGTTATTCTTCATAGGATCGGTCCATATATCATCGGCCATCCTTTGAATAGTATGCAAATATCCACAACTAATCTCTAAACTCATTTTTTTAATCTTTTAAGGTTTCCATCAAATCTGTAAACTTCTTGCGATCTGCTGGAGTGATTTTCGGGTCTTTGAGTTTTTCAATACAGTCAGCTTTCGTTCTCGGCTCACCACCTGTTGTTGTCGTTGTGGTTGATTGATTGCCGGATGAACTTCTTTGCTGTGCCGTTGGATATTCAAAATACTTATCGGAAATAGACTTCTCATACTCTTCAAAAGTCACGGTATTGCCGTGCGAGTCTCTCATCACGTTACCATCCTTATCAAGGACTATTGGTGTTCCGTCTTCGGACTCCTGGTAATTACCAGCTCTCAATTCATTCAGATAAGTCTCCTTCCATACCTGAGCCTTCTTCGGGTCGGACGGAAGTATTGGTTTGCGTGCCTCTAAGTTGACAAGTGCCTTATCTTTAATCTTCTCAAACAGCTTCTCTTTGCCAAATTCCTTCTCACGTGCCTCCAATTTGTCCTTCCACTCTTTATCCCTCGCCTTCAGCTGCTTATCAATAGAAGCCTCTAAAGCAATGAAGTCAGGATGTTTCTTTATATCCTTCGGGTTAGCGGCCACTGATTCTGTCTTTTGCTTAACAATAGACTCTACTAACTCTACTCCAATGAGATCAGATTCAACTTCATACTTCTCCTTGAGTTCTTTCTCCAGCTTTTCGGCACCTTCCTTTATGCCTCGGTTACGCTGTTGAGTTTTCTCAGTTGTGAATTTAGACATCCGTAATTCGTCTGCTTTTACAACAACAGATAAGTCTGTCAAATCTCCGGCCTCGTTATAGAGTGTGGCCAACTGCTCCGCATCCAGTTTATAGACTTTGGATAGTGTCTCATTTAATTTAGTCTGCTCTTCAGCCTTCATTCTTTTTTACTTTTATTTTCTTCAAATCCTTAGGTATCTCTGTTGAAATTACAGGGCGCGATCTCAAATCCGTAACCGTGAACCGCTTCAGTATCTCAGGCTTACGAACCAGTAATGCAAACTCTTCCTCACTCAATATCTGCACATAACCCGTCTTCTTTGACTTTATCTCTTTCATTTCTTACGCTTTACTGTTTTCCTAACCACTTTCTTTACAGGTTCCGGCCCCGGTTCCTTTATCGGTTCATCAGGAACAGGTTGAGTCGTGACTGCCTCAATAGGAGCCGTCGATGATACATTGTCTCCGGGATATTCAACAGGTACTTTCTCAGGAATAGGTTCAATCTTCGGACGTATCTCATCCAATACCGGAACAATCACTTTCTTTGGGGGGCTAAGCAGTTCCTTTGGTGTGTTACGAAATGTCTTATCCGAAGCCAATACTGCCCCGAAATGCTTCGTTATATCTTGAACAAGACTCTCCGACACCATACGAGTCGTGCCATTAGGCATGATTACTTCTACTCTGTCAGTTCTTTTTGGCATAACTAAAATTTTCGTTAAATTACTATATCATCAAAAAATACATACAAACATCTCGTTAAATTAGACTACTCCGCAAGTTCAGGACGCATCTTAAACGCCAAATCATCAGGAATCCAGCCCAGAGAGTGACGGCAGTTATATCCGCCCCGGTCAATAAGCGGATCATAACCCGGATAACCCATATACGAAGGCACGGCGTAAACATCTTTCTGCTTTATCTCATAACCTGCTGGATATTCACCTTTAGAAGGTGTCCACTCCGGCCATTCTTTTGCCTCCTCTACGCTCCAGACCTTATTATTATGTGCAGCGCAAAAATCCCGGCTGTCCTTAATCAGTCCCCCCTGATAAATAAAGTACTTAAACCCGAACTCATTACCGAGAGTCTTATTATAAGCCGCATCATATTGCTGGTACAAATCGTAAGCAAACCGCTGATACTGTCTCTCCATGACCCCGGCCTTCTGATCCACACCCGTAATCTTATCCCTGAGAAGATCAATAAACTCCTTGCGATCCATACCCGAGGACACGGCCTTAGAGGTCATCTCCTTTAACTCTGTTCCTATGGTATTGGAATTAAAAAAAGACTCCAGAAATCCACCCCTGATAAACTTACCTCCTTTTAATCCTATTCGTAAGTCAATGAGTTCATTTGCTGTGGTCACAACTTTATCAAACCTTGCAGGCAAATCGCCTGACAATACTATCTTAAAATAATCCACTGACAACTCAGCAATCTTACCCGTGGCCTTAACTATCTGATCAGCGATAACAGGATTAACCCCGGAAGCAAATCCTTTATAGATTTTGTCAATAGAAGATATGAGCCGATAGTTCTTTGCCGTCTCCTGAATAACCCCGTCCTTAATGTCAAGTTCTGGGATCAGCTCTTTAAGTACATCAGCAAGCAACCGGGACTGTGACCTTACAACAGAGGACTCCAGCTTACTTCTGGCAGCATCCAGGTACTCGTCTTTCTTCTTTAATATGTCTGCAATTCTGCGAGGTATTCTCATTTCGTTTCTCGTAGTTCAAATCAATGAATGACTCCCTCATCCGGGAGACGGTGACAATAGCCACGTTAATATCGTAAGGCTCTTTTACAAAAGCATAGTAACGTTCAATGGCCTGCTTTAGAGTTATCGTAGGTACAAGGTCTTTTTGAGCCTCTACCCAAAATAGTAAGGCAATAGACTCAAAGTTCTTTTTATACAGCCTATGGATCGGTCTATTTATGTCTGCAGTCATAATATCTTTGTCTTTCGTTAAACTTACCTAACTCACCGAGTTCATATTTGCGCCTCATCCGTGTAGAGGTTTTCTTTAAAGTTGCTGATCCGATATGATCCACCTGAACACTCGTGAATAGTGCGTGCTTTATCCCTGCCGTCTTTATCTGCTCCCCATAGAGGTTATCCGAGAACCAAAAGGTCATTGTCTCATCTAGTTTGCCAATAGCATCCAAAACGGTACGGTCAATAAATATACACCAGCCGTTAAGGATAGCCCCTATGGCATAACCTTCGTACATCATTCCGTCTTTCTGAACAGGTGTTCCAACCGAGTAAGCCGAAGCTGAGTGATAGCCATTCATTCGCATCAAATCCCCTATCTTTGACCACCCCGGACGGAAGATCAGATCATTGTTTGCCAATATGTAAATATCACCTTTGACGTGTTTAAGCCCTAAATTCAATGCACGGTTATAATTAAACTCCCCATTGTACTGAATGAACTTATCTACGCCTTTATATTTGTAAGGATTGCCCGTCTCAATAAGTATCACATCGACGTTACCCTCAGCCCGAGCAGAGTCAATGCACCGTTGCGTTACCGGTGTCAGTATCGGTGTACTCTTTGATACTATGATGAGGTCATAAGTCATTTACAAGTATTAGGTTGGTCTCTTAGAATTTCTATTAGAATTTCTTCGGCCAGTAATTTGCGCCCCTTCCAAAAAAATTCTGCATTTGGTTGAAAACATTCAGGATATTTTTTGACATTTTTTAATGTTATACAAGCAATGTCAATCTCATTTCTAACACAATGTTCAATTGCATTCATAATACATATTCTTTAGTTGGTGTGCTTTGGTTTATTCCTATATGTCGCATCTCTAAATCCAGAAGATAACAAGGGTGATAAGCATGACGAAGGAAATACTTACCTATCATTGAGTCACCGCATTTCAGATGTTTAAACTCCATGCAAAGCCTCTCACAAATTGAGTACGGTATCATCTGAAAAGCCCCGCCGGTATGAGTCGTCAGCTTCACGGGATAGTCATTGATAACACCTTCGGTAAGCACTTCAGGTGCATAAGCCCTGTCAAGATTCAGATCAATGGGCGAACAGACATAATTCCTGCTATATTCATAAAAACCCAGCATCTTATTAATAATGTCATCTGTCACCGTTTCAATGTCGTTGTCCAGCTTCAGGATAAAGTCATAACCTTTCAGTTGTTTGACAGCATCCCTGAATGCGTAAGCTATCCCGAAGTTGCGCCCCAAAAGAATGCGGTTGAAGTCCTTTAGGTATTCCTGCGTCCCATCCGTCGATCCATTGTCAATGAACAAATGATAATCTACCGAAGTCTTATCATAAAAACTTTCAACTGTCTTTTTAGTTAAGTCCAATCGGTTATATGTTATCGTAACAGCGGCGACTGTCATACAGATATTAATTTTATCAATATCTTATATTTCAATTTTGTTCTTATCCACCAAATCCAAAGAGGATGAATCTTAATAAGTAATTCCCCTTTATTTTCTGAGGGAATAGATTTCATATACCATTTCAATTTAGCCATAATTACAGGTCATACCCTCCTTTACCGGGCAAATGCAAAACGTAATACTCCCCCCCTTCAATTTTACGATAGTTCGGATACCTTCGCAGCTCCTGAACGAAATAGTAGTCGTGTGCATAGCCTGAGTGTTTCCAACGTACCGGAAGGGCTTGCCGGTGACAGATATTACTCGTACCGTGCCTTCCTATCTTCGTAATATCGCAGGGGTTTTGATACCAACGCCCGGACTTTGGCATATAACGGACGTCATCAAACCACACCCAGTCACTCTCTCCTATCTGCTCTGCTATTCTTTGCAGATGATTCTCACCCCAGATGTCGTCAATATCCAAGTAAACAATATACTCTCCCTCCGCCTCCTCAATTCCTTTGTTACGAGGTTCGCCAGACCATAACGGCGACTTAGGAATAAGAAACGTCCGCACCTCCATACCCCGAAGCAAGTCCACGGTCTTTTGACAGCCATCAGCAACAACAATGATCTCAAAGTCTTTAAACGTCTGTTTGAATACCGAACCTATTGCCCGGAATATCTTATTCTCCCTATCCCGTGCTGCATTTGGATAAGGTGCGAGTAACGAAGGTATGACGACTGTAAACTTCATTGGAAATTAATTGCTTCAATTGGTTCCGGTGTCTCGTCTTTTATTGTCTGAATGTACTCCGCTGTCTTTGCTTTCACTAATTCAAGTATCTTCTTGTAAGCCAAATCAAACAGCCACGGGTTCTGATTCTCTGCCTCCAAGTCCTGAAAGATACTCTCAAAGTTTTCCCACAAAGTCCTGTTATACAGAGGCACGTTGTTTTGTGAAATGATAAACCGAATATCAGCCTCAGTGTATCCCCGGAACGGATTAATCAAATTCTTGATCTTCATCTCCTTCAGCTCATCCGGGCGGTCTGAATACAGTATCTCGTTTATGTCATCTTCAATAGCTGATATAGTTGACGTGGAAGCCCCAGCATCTTTAGCAGCTTTCAGCTCTGTCATCAGCTCCTGAAGTCCTTTCATCTTAAAGTCATTTGGGAACTTATGCTGAACCTCCAGCCCCTCTCTCAGATCCGTAAACGTGGCAATGTCCATAACGACAAACTCCCATACTGAAGAGTAATGTCGGGCAAAAGGATACAGGGTGTCATTCATATTATCTGTCTCCAGTATCTTCTCCGTAGCCGTCACTGATACCTCCTCTCGGGTAAACAGATCAGCGTTGAACATCATTGCATGGACAGACTTCTTAAGATACTCAATATAATCCTGCTGAAAAGTCAGTAGCTCAATCGGAGGTGCTTTATAGACAAGCATATTATCAAGGGCTATCATCTGTGCCGGGTCTTTAGGCAATGCAAGTGTTATCATGTCCATCGTCCCCCGGTGCATAGGCTGAACACCCGTTCCCCCGCACACCTCACACATAGAACCGTCAGGCAAATAACCCTTGTTACACTCTCTCACAGTACACGGAGTCACATAAGCAAACCTCTGCGGGAAAGCTGTCATGGCCGTACTCAAATCCAGCTCAGAGTCAATCTTTAGTGTCTTTTCAAGGTAAGCCAGCACGGAATGAAACACTGATACAAACGTCCTGCCCTTAGTCTCGGTATCCCTGTTAAACCCGAACCTCACAGCCGGTACTTTCTCATTCTTTGGCTCGTAATATGTTATCTTGTAGTATTTCTTATCAATTTCTACGTACTCACCGTCCTTTATAGGGCTGTTATACTCGCTCTCCCCAACCTGAACAAGCTCCACGGTATCCATACCCAGATACATAGTATATTTGAATCCGTCCTGCTCAGTTTCTTTCTCAATGAACTTTATCGGTAGTTTCACAACAAGATATTCAAGTATCTCATTCCGGTATTGAAACATTATAGCCTCTGCTGATGTGGCAATGAACGGATACGGCTGTGCTTTCTCTTTGATAGGATTGAATGTGTCAAACTCGGTTATCAGGAAAGCATTAGGATCGGTGTAGTTGTAATCAATGAAAGCATATTCAAGGAACTTCTCCAGCGACTTGTCACCCCAATACTTTGCAATGAAATCTTCCAGTTCCTGTTTCTTGTCAGTATCTGCAAAGTCAATCTTTCGGACAATAGGCTGTTTGCGTGAAGCCTTTTGAAATGGTAGCTTCGTAGAGTTCAGTATCGCAGGACAGACCGACTTGGTTATGTTTGTCCGTTGTTTGAACTCATCCTCTGTCTCCCTGGTTATTATCCGTGCGAGTAGGTCTTCAATACCTTTACCGGTAAATAGCTTGAAATACTTGTCTGCCAAATCAGTTACCCTATCGTAATCCTGATGTGTCAAGTTATCCTTGACAATCCCCTTCAATAACTCCAGCCCTTCAATTTTATCCATTATCTTTAATATTTATCATCCAACAACCTTCAAAATCATAATCCTTAATAACATCATCACCAAATATCTCGTCAACAGCACCTATCACCCCCGGATATGTAGGTATGTAATCATGTCCGGCAATTACACCCCGAACCTTTGGCAGCCATGCCAGTATGTCGGCCTTCACATTCTCATAGTCGTGTGCCGCATCAATAAATACAAGGTCAATAGACTTATCTGCAAACCTATCTGATGCTTCTGTACTCTTTGCCACGATCAAATCATACTGATAAGGCTTCAGGTTATTCTTAAATACGGTAAGTAGCCCCTCGCTCTGCCCCTCAAAATGATCAACGCCTGTTATATTAAATTGCTTGCCTGCCCGTGAAGACGTCTCTATCAGGTAAATAAGCGACTGCCCTTCAAGTAACCCGACCTCTACGAACACGCTCCCTGAAGGGAACCTGTCAATCATGTCCTTATAAAACGTGGGCCATGTAAAGAATCCGTTAACCATTATAAAAGTTTTTAAAAAGTTCCACTGCCTCATATTCAAATAGATCCCCGAAGTGTCCATACTTCTGATACTTCTCTCCACTATCGGGATCGGTAACTATATGCTTATCTTTACCCCCGTCAATCCCCTGCTTACAATACATCAGGTCATTGATCAGATGAACACATCTTTTGTCAATGATAACATTAATAGGGAGCTTACCTTCAAACATACGATTCACAAAGTCCCTGCGCAATACAACTGAGGGATTTGCTATTAAAGTCCGGTCGCTCCCGTTAAACAGATATTTCCTTAGTTTAAATTCAATGACTTCATAATGATGAGAGAAATCCTTGTTCATTGTTGAGCGGTTATGGCCGGAAGCATCACCGTAAAATAATAATCCTGCTTTATGATTAGGATAACGCTTTATAAACTCATCACAGACCTCTTCTGTTGAGTTATGAGGGTTTATAAGGGCTATCTCGTCAATCCATCGCCAGTCCCATGTCCGTACTCCGTTAGTTATCTTTGACTCTTTTATTTGTGCTATCCCTGCTGAGTTGTAAGGTACTGAGTTCTGATCAAATGAAATGTGAATCGGAAGCGACGGATCATATTTAACATCGCCTACGTGTTTAAATCTACTGAATGAACTGTAAAACTCTCCACCGGTTGTTGCAAAAGGATTGCCATAAACAAGAGCTTTTCCTCTTTCATCACTATTATTAGCAAGAATATTATTTATGTAGTTAATCCCTACATTATGAACATTATGGTAAGTAGAACTTATTACAACCTTTTTATTTCCAAACTCTTTTTCAAAAAACGTTTTATCTGAATATATTTTCGCACTTATTTCATCTATATATTTATCAAGTTCAAACATCTCATTGATCCAGTCCACACGAGCAGGAGACGTAAGACAATAAAGCGGATTGTATTGTTCTTCTGATTTACCAATATGGCTTAGTTTGCCATTAACCATATATATTCCCGGCTGTCTAAGTCGTGTTAATATAACCTCCTTAAGTGCTTCTTCTTTAGTATCTTTTGTTTCATCAAGTAAGCAAAACCCAAACTCCTTCCCACTATGACTCATGTAATTGTCCAGCGACCCGGTAAATATTAAACCACCATTACAAAATGATATTATATTATTGAACCGGTCAAAGTTACGTCTACATTTAACCCAGGTAGAGGGAGGTTCACTTCCTGAAACATAAGTGCCATTAGGATTTTCTTTATTCCATTCCGTTATTCCTACACTTGCCCAATACTCACGTATTCTAAACAATGTACTGGTATTAAGCTGGTCATACGTATTGCTAAATATAGCCCCCATTACTTCAGAAAAGTTCTTTATATAATAAATTGAAATAATACCACCTATAAATGTTTTTCCTGATCCAGTGCCGGCCATGAATAGATTATTTGCTACTGTACTGGTGAGCATTGCCATTTGAGGTTTAGATACTATTTGTTCAATAGCTTCCATTAAATAGCCATTCTTAATTTTCTTTTAATCCATTTGATATATTTAAAGCACTTCCAATATAAATTCTTTCGGGCTTTATAATTGATTGTATCTTATATATCCCGCTTGTCTTAATCAATCTTTGCTTTTATTATTATATCCGGTAATTGCTGAATATTTACATTATGATCTATCTCTTGTTTATCTGACCATTTCATATTCTTTAAAGCAAATATAGATCCAGTTGCGTTTCCAGTTTGAAGATTTTTCTCATAAACCATTTCAATTCTTAGCCTTGCTCTTTTTATTGTGTAAGAAAACTCTACATTTTCTTCATAGTCATAAAATGATTGACGGCTTTCAAATCCGAGATAATATGCAAGTCCGCAAATAGTCTTTTTCTCTCTCTTGATCTTGAAATAAGAATCAATCCTGCTTTGTAATACCGTTGCAGTATCAAAGAGAGCTGGTCTCCCTCCTGTATTGCCTAATGCGTTCTTATTCCCTTTTGGTGCTGCCATATTAATACTAAATAGTATTATACCTATTTATCCTTTATTAAGTCAAAAAAAACTATTTCTTAGGCGGTATCTTCTTTCCCCCGCACTTACACTTAGATTCAACTGTCAGTTTACGCATATCGGATATTTTAAAAGTATGTTAATATGTTCTAATCTTATTGTGATTCGCTCCCACACCCTGATCATCAACTCATCAACTTCTCTGTCTGTTAAAGTCATTTAACTAATTCTTTCGTTAAATAATTCTGCAATTTAATAAATAATATTTCAAAATACAAAAATATTTATTAACATCATAATACTGTGTTCGGTGCTTCCGATAACCCGATAGTCTTTATCCCGGTCATCTCTTCATCCTCTTTAAGCTCCTCATCCAATTCCAGAACAAGCGGTATCATCTTAGCCACCCTCCTAATCTAAGCAAATCTATTAAATATTCTTTATCTTTCAAATTATCAGCAGATGAAAATTCTTTTATCCCCGCCGGTGGTCTCTCAAAATAATCCCTGCCCGTCTTAACTTGCGGGTAAATAACGAAGTAATCTTCATTGACATACCGTGTCCTGTCCGCCTCATCGTGCGAGATAAGCACCTCATGAACCTTCTCTCCCTCCCTGCGACCTGTCTCAATGACTTCCGTCTGTCCGTAAAAGTCAATAAGCACCTCAAACAAATCCTTAATATAAAACGAAGGCATATTCATAACAAACGTCTCTCCACCCTGCCCTAACTCCGTAGCCTGAAATAATAATCCTATTGCCTGCTCAATAGTCAAAAAGAAACGGGTCATTGTGGGATCTGTCATATAAACCGGACTCCTTGATTTGATCTGATTAATAACATAAGGAACCAGCGAGCCGTTAGTACCTAAAACATTTCCGCCCCGGATGCAGATGAAGTCCGTATCCGAACTTAAACAGTTAGCCTGAATAGATAACCGCTCCCCAATCCCTTTAGTGTACCCGTAAAGATTAACCGGGGCCACAGCTTTATCCGTTGATACGTCAATAAATTTCTTAATACCGTTTCGGATAGCTGCTGTTATAAGATTCTTTGTACCGATTATATTAGTCTGAATAGCCTCATAAGGATAATTCTCACAGATAGGGACGTGTTTTAAAGCTGCCAGATGATAAACATAATCCACCCCTCTCATTACCTGCTCCACTGCTTCCTGATCCCTGACGTCACCGATAACGAAACGAAGCCTCTTGTCATTAAACTTGCGCTCCATGTCAACCTGGTTTATCTCTCCACGCGAAAAGATAATGACCTCTTTAGGATTCTTTAAAAGCAGTTGCCGGGTCAACTCCCGGCCCCAGCTACCAGAACCACCGGTAAGCAGTATTTTAGTATTCATCATGGCCCTGCCTTTCATATCTGTAATCTTTCCCTAAAAGAATCCTTACAACGGTATCAGACACATTCTCCTTAGTGTAATCCGGCAGTCCGCCCCACAGTTGATTCATCTTCATTATTCCCCTGTAAGCATTTAATATATCTTCTTTGTTTGTTGCTGAAAGTATCACTGATCCGTTTTCAATAAGCTCCTGCCTCTCGGTCGTATTACGAAGTATTATCGTAGGCACTCCAAATAATGAGGTCTCCTCGGGTACTGTCCCGCTATCAGTTAAAACTAATTTAGCTGACTTTTCAAGTTTAACAAAATCAAAAAATCCTATCGGGTCTATTAACTTCACTTTATCAGAAAATCTTATGCCATGTTTACCAAACTGATCCTTTGTCCGGGGATGAAACGAATAAACTACCGGCATATCTTCTGCTATCTCATTAACGGCCTCTACAACGTTCCTGGCACGGGAAGGGTTATCAACATTCTCGGTACGGTGAAAAGTAAGCAGGGCAAATGATTGCGGCTGTTCATAAGGCTTATCATCAAAATCTATAAACTTACTCAAATTAAGCCTCTTCAAAATTTCACTATTATCAATTTCATACTCATAAAATTTCAGTACCTCGTTAATCGGGTTGCCAGTCTTGTAAACGAAGTTCTTTGAATGACCCTCCCTGATAAGATTCTCCTTTGAGTTCTCGGTATAAGGCAAATTATAAGTGGCAAACGAATCAATTATCTTCCGGTTACTCTCCTCGGGAACCAAAGGATCATAACATCTATTTCCTGCCTCCATGTGATAAACCGGGATGCCGCGTTTAGCTGCCATAATTGTAAGAAGTGAACTGTTTGTGTCACCCAGAACCAAAACCTTATCCGGCTTCTCTTTAATAAGTATCTGCTCAAATTGCATAAATCCATTACCGATAAATTCCCCTGTTGAATGTGTTCTGGAGAATATATAGTCAGGTTTGCGAATCCGTAAGTCCTTTAAAAAGATGTCGCTTAGATTCGGGTCGTAGTTCTGCATAGTGAAAACGTGAACGTGACGGCAAACATCATCCAATTTACGAAGGATAATTGAGAGCCTTATCAGTTCCGGTCGGGTTCCTGTAATGGTTAATACTGTCATTTTTTATAAGTTAAATATAATTTATTCATTAGTTCCGTCGTAGGTATTATATCGTCTTTAAACTCAGATATTATCTGGGCAACCTCGCCAACAGTTGTGAGATAAACCGGCTTCACTGTCAAATATTCTTTTGACTCCCTGAATATGCTCCCCTCCATGAGATTACGAAACTCATTAACAACGTCGTCAACATATACAAGCATGAGCTCTTTATTCGGGTCGTTTATTTTAAGGTCAATGCCATAGCAGACATTAAATAGGAACGTATTTATTGCTGAGTTATATTCAGGCCTCCCCCAGCGACCAAATACATTAGCGAGCCGGTATAGATAAACCTTGCCTTTATACCACATTAAAAGCTCCTCCTCCAGACGCTTGTATTGCCCATGTTCCGTATTGCCCATTGCAAGTATTGAAGATGTGTAAATAATCGGGGGGTAGTTCTCATGCCTGTCAAGTGAAGAAAGAATAAACTGAGTGAGGTGGGTGTCAAATCCCTCCTTTATCCCCGATGCAAGATGAAAGATAAAATCTACATCTCTAAGGACAATATCAAGATACTCATAGGTATGTTCTTTGTCAAACAACAGGACTTTGTAATCCTGAAGTGCAAACAATAGATTTTTACCTATAAAGCCGTTGGTTCCTGTTATTAGTATTTTTTTCATACGTTTTTAATTAAGTTACCTATTATTGTGTTCGGCAGGTTTTTCTCCCCCCCGCCGGTACGATTAAGAAAGTCAGTCCAGATAACGTTCCCCCCGTACCAATGACATCCTATTGAACCTTCAGTAAACCTTACAGGCGACGACCTCATTAGCTCACCAGCAGATACATGATGACAGTCATAAGCATATACTACGTCCATATCCAAGTTAACACCCTTCGGGATCATGTCCATATTCCTGAAATACTTATTGAATAAATCCGGCCCCCAGCATTGATATTCCCGGACTTTGTAATTACCGTTAAAGCTATTCTGAAGTATCTCAAAAAACTCGCTGTTCTTTACTGCCAGGTTAAAGCCAGTAGAGTGTCCGTAATCAGCAATACAAACAAAAACATCCTTATCGGCGTTCTCAGGACAGTTGGCTTTCATATTCTCTATGGGAGCAAAGTAAAGAATATCCATATCAGTCCACAGTCCCCCTTGCTGATGAAGAGCAACTATACGAATGAAGTCAGCCTTATGAACCTCTGGGGTCTGCCGTGCAAAACCTATTTTATCAAAGTCCACTTCTTTCATCTCTACGTTTAACTTAGGAAGTTCGGAAAGATAGTTTTTACAAACCTTATCATTAACTACCGGAGTGCCTTTCATATAATTCCATGACGGCTGTCCTCTGTAAGGAACTTTAGGATACCACACCACCACCCTCCAATCAGGGTTATGCTTTATGAAAGTCTTTAATGTCAGGTAACGGATATAAAGCAGATGATCCCCGCCCCAAAAGGTGTGAAGGATTTTCGGTATTCTATTCAGATGCCACATAGTTTATAAACATTTCATCATTGCCTCTTTTAAAATATCTTCGTACTTGTAATGCTTTAACCCATACTCATAGTTGTCGCCTACAAGCGAAAGCATACGCTCATAAACTTCAGGGGTGAGCTGATTACAAACGTTTATTATATCATCAACACTATCAACCATAATCATACCGTATTCATTGAAGTATTCTCCAATCACTGTGCACCCCCAATAAATAGGAACCGTCTTTGTAATAAAGCAGTCAATTAATTTCTCCGAGAAATAATAACTATTCCTGAATCCCTCAATACAAATATGAAACATACAATCAAATACGTTTACTTTCCACTTCTTATTAGGCCACGGAGGCATCGGCAAAGTATCTGCCGTCGGTTCAAACTGATTCCATGATCCGCGGTAAATGTCAAACGGTATCTTTATCTCTTTGCGCCTTGCATAAAGCTCATGCCTTAGTGGATGTCCGGGGGCCACGTTGCGGCTTGTCATCACAATAGACACCCCGAATTTCTTTTTCAGGTCGGGGGCGGGATCAACAAATGAGCCATTGCCAATCAGCTTAATAGATTTCGGCAATGTTAATAGCTCTGGATATTGAGTAAGCAAAAACGTATAAGCCTGTGGGTTATCTAATATGATTTTGTTATAGTCTCTCCACCCCTCGGTAGTGACAAAAAAACGAATAGTATCTTCAGGTACAGGTGTGAGGTTCTGCGGAATAGTGTTATCAATACAGCACTCTACCCGCTTATCAGTTGGCAGGTCTATATTGGCCTCAATGCCTTCAGGGAATATAGATTTCATTAATACTTTCATGTTTGCATTTTTAAAAATTCAGTAAGAAAAATAGGATTAGCGATGTGCCCGCAATCATCACGATACTGAAGATTGAAATATCCATTCTCGTCAGCATATTTATCGTAAACATCAAAATATATAAACCCAAATTCCCCGCATCTATTTTTCAAACATTCATTAAAAAATCTTACATAGCATCTTCTTTCCTCATCTGTGCCTGTACTTGGAAAAGGAGATGCAGAAGCAGTCGCCTGAATATTGGATGGTACTACATTAAACACAAATTTTTTGGCTATTTTATATTGGTTAATAGCAAAGAAATAATTTTCAACAATCTTATCTATAATTTCTTTATAGTATTCTTTATTTCTTCCTATATGAACCCGGCAATCTATTTCTCCAAAGCAAAAACATACCCAATCATTTTTTCTAACCCCCATATCATAAATAGATGGCCTTTCTATTCCAAATGCAGCACAAGTTTTATCTATTAAATAATGGCAAATAATATTTAATCCAGTTATATTAATACCTCCCCATGTAAACTCTCTCGCATGACTATCACCTATGATATGTAAATTTATCATATTTTTATTTCTCGTTTCCTGTTTTATATTCACTCCTTCCATAGCCTATATTCACAGCATGGTCTTCTAATAAGCAGGCACTACGATAGCCTAAGTCGTGATACCGCTCTCCTATGGCCTGCTCCCGATGCCAGATAGTACCCTGCCACGGGATGTCAGCGTATGGCGCAACTTTCTTATAATCTGAAAGTCTTTTCAACCCGCAAGCCGTAGTAAATCCATGCCATGCAAAGTCATTATATCCGTTTTGTCCTCTCTGATAGTTATCGCAAACCAACTTATAAGACACGTTACCGGCTTTCAATATCTCAGGCTCTAAGGGATGTCCGTTGTAATCCTGCAACCAGACCTCTTCTATTTTAGGGTCTTTCATTATTTCCATTGACCGTTCTATAAATCCGGGCTTAGTAATACACCAGTCATCCTCTACGTGGAAAAGCCAGCCCGTCTTAATGTGCGAATAACCTATGTCAATACTCTTTATCAGTCCATAGTTCTTATCATTCAAAACAAAGGTAACATTAACATAGGTATCTCTTAATTGCCGGTGTATATTAGTATCGCCTGAGTCGTTGACTATTATAAACTCACTTATCGGATAAGTGTTTATCTCTACAAATGCACTTACCGACCTGTATAATAAATCAAGCCTGCGACAACTAAAGAATATTACCGTCAATCTTTGCATATTGTTTTCTATTCTGAATCAACTCCGTTATCCTTAACTGCTCCGAGGTG